ATTGCTAGAACCCCAGGGGCGGGTATCTCGATTGCAGTAGATCGAGGCACTGTCCGAGAAGCTGGGCAGCCAGGCGCGGAGCTGGAGGCAGAGCGGGACGCGAGAAGATATGGGGAAGGACAGAGAAGCAGTGCCTGGAGAGGCAGGGAGGGAATGATGCCTAGCTGCGTGCAGATGCTGGAGAAACGCGGGCTGATCGCACCGCCGGGATTTGTGGCGGGGTCGGTGCAGTACGAGGCCATCACGGGCAGCGTTGCCTTTGGCGTCTCGACGGATACGAGCGACATGGATGTGTATGGCTTCTGTATCCCGCCACGCGATCTCGTGTTCCCCCACCTGCGCGGCGAGATACCGGGCTTTGGCCGCCAGACGCAGCGGTTCAATCAGTACCAGCGCCATCATATCTACTGGGCCGATGCGCAGGGCGGCAAAGGGCGGAGCTATGATCTGGCCATCTACAATATCGTCCGCTATTTCGACCTGTGTATGCAGGGCAACCCGAACATGGTGGACAGTCTCTTCGGGCCGGCCAACTGTGTGCTCCACTGCACCGGGATCGGGCAGCTGGTCCGTGACAACCGGAAGTTGTTTTTGCACAAGGGCTGCTGGCCGCGATACAAAGGCTACGCCTACTCGCAGTTGCACAAGATCAAGACCAAAGAGCCAGAGGGCAAACGACTGGAGGTTGTGGAGCGGTACGGTTGGGACGTGAAGTTTGGATATCACCTCGTGCGCCTGCTCAACGAGGCAGAGCAGATGCTCACTGAGCACGACCTGGACCTGACGCGGAACAGTGAACAGCTCAAAGCCATTCGGCGTGGCGAGTGGTCGCTGGAGCAGGTCGAGACGTACTTTGTGGACAAGGAGCGCGAGCTGGAGGCGATCTATGCCAAGAGCACATTGCGGCAAGGGCCAGACGAAGAGGCAATCAAGGCGTTGCTGCTGACTTGCCTAGAGCGATTTTGGGGATCGTTGCCGGTGGTGTCTGAGGGGCGAGACCGCCAGGCGTTGCGCGAGATACGGGACGTGTTGGATCGGTGTGGAGTGGGAGCCAATGAGCGAACAGCCGCCGGTCTATGGTAAAAAGCGGTCCCGGATCGAGGTGGTGCCGGTGATTGGCACCGATAACGTCGCCGTGCGGATGCCGCGCGAGAGATGGCAAGAGCTGGCGATGTTTGACGAGGTTCTTGAGGCCCTCATCAACACCGTCAATCAGGCGTGCCAGGTGAAGGTCGAGGACGGCAAGTGGATCATGGACCATATGGCCTTGAGCACCTACGAAGACGCGCTGTTCTTGCTGGAGCGTATGGGATACGCCAGAGAGATCGGGCACCGGCAGTATGAGCTGTTCTGGGTGAAGCAAGACGAAAGGATGACGCGTGGTCGAGACGAAGGGCGAGCCGATGGGGACCAAGGCGGCGGTGGCGTTCCTCCTGCGCATGGTGGCGGAATGGCACAGGAAGGAGCGAAGCGGTGTGCAAGCTGACGGAGATCGGGGCTGAGGCCATCTGTTGTGCCGCGCTGTGCTGGGCGCTGGGCGAGCGTGAGGTCGAAATTGTCAATGAGCACCAGGGATAGAAGGTTCGCGACTCAGATGCTTTACTCCGCAGCCGGGCGGCCAGCAATAGCTGGCATTGAGCCGCATAGCGGGCGTTGCATTATCTGTGGCCGATCAATTTCATCTGGCGCACGCGCAGTATTCCCCGACACGTTCATGGACTATGACAAGTTCATGGCGCCGGGAGAGACGCATATCTGTGACGCTTGCCTGTTCTCCATGACCGAGCGATCGGAAGATCTCGCGCTGCGTGTGGGCAAGGATAAACCACAGTGTATGCGTAACTACTCGCATTTCGTGCTCAGCGGCGATTGGCTGCCATTGAGCAAGGGGCAGAAGCGCGAGCAATATGAGACGCTCCTGAAAAAACCGGAGCTGGCTGTCATTGCGGTGAGTGGCCAGAAGCACCTGGTATTCCGCGCGCAACCGGGGACGTGGCAAGTGGAGGAACATCACGTGGTGCCGGATATTGCGAGGTTGCAGAGAATGACGGTCTGCTTGCAACCGTTATATGATGGTGGATTCAGCAAGGCAGAGATTGAGAGCGGCAATTATCGCTCGTATCGCATCCGGAAATACGGGGTAGATCGTTGGTATCACGATGACTTGCCGCTACGGACATGGCGCGGGAGTTCGCTTTTTGAGCTGGCGGTCTTTCTATTGCAGAAGGGGGATATCGGTGGAGGAGACGATTCGGGACAAGTGTGTAGTGCTGGCCTGGGCGCTGTGGCGCGGGATGGACAGCGACTACAAGCGCAAGTACGCGCGGGTGATCTGGGACCAGTTTCAGGTCAGGATCGCGGGCGAGGCACAGACGACCAACAGCCTGAGCAAGTACGTCAATCAGCTTTGTTCTAAGCTTGGCGTTGGACAACTCGGGGATGGTGACGAGCTAGCAGAACTAGATGCGATTCTCAATTGTGGCCAGGATCGTGCGATTCTGCGCGCCATGCGTGAGGACACGGCGCTGATTGTGCTCAAGGTGCGGCTCCTAAATGAGGAACGAAAAGAGGAACGCGAGCAACGCTATCAACTTTGGCTGGAGGAGCAAGGGATTGGGGAGGATATCCAGGATGCGGAATGAGTGGTATGCGGGGGTGGTGACGGCCCTATCGAGTATCAGCCACATTGGGCCGGACGAGCGCGGCAAGCAGAGCGTGACAAGCTACTTTCGGCGAGAGAAGGTTGTACAGCCAGATGGCATGATAGAAGAGGTGCCGGTGGTTTCTGGCAACGGTATGCGCGGTCTCTTGCGCGACTGCGGTATGTGGCAGATGTGCCGTGCACTCGGCTATGGAGAGGAAGGTGGCAAGGTAAGCGGGCTGTCGCTGGAAGCGTTTCACTTTCTCTTTTCGGGCGGCACGCTCACCAGCACAGGCGCGCGGGCTTTGGATGTAGGTCAGGCGCGTAGAATCCGTGAGCTACTCCCCCTCGTAGGGCTTCTGGGCGGTGCGGTGGGGAACCAGATCATGCCGGGGAAACTGCGAGTCGGCAAAATGCTCATAATCTGTCAGGAGACGGCACACCTTCTACCGACGTGGTGCCATACTGAGCCGCTGCTTTCGTTCTATGATTGTGTGCAGCAGGAGGCATTTACGCGCAAAGATGACGAGAAGGACGAGCGGCTACGGCAGATGATCGCGCCCGAAACGCGGAAATTGATTGAGGCCTCTACTGTTGCTAAGCAGCGCACGAAAGGAACCGACGCCGAAAAGCCGGACGCCGAGGTCGGGCAACACCAGCAAATGCGGTACTTTGTCGAGACCCTTGCCGCGGGGACACCGTTTTTCTGGGAGTTGGCTCTTGAAGATGTGACAGATGTGGAATACGATGCTTTCTGGTCGATGATGGTTGCTTTTGCACAGAAGCCATACATCGGCGGCAAGGCGGGTACGGGTCATGGCAAGGTGCAGATCGATTTTCGCAACTGGTTACGCATTGATCCGAACCTAGCCGAGACCGAGCGGCTACCGGACGTGCCGCTTGGCACGCGCTATGAGACGCATTTGAAAGAGCATGGTGATGCTATTCGTGAGATGCTGGCGAAATGGGACTAGAACCACTCCAGGTACGGGCGTGGCTGCGCGCGCCGGTAGTCAGTGACGACTACCTACCACTGGATGGCATCTTGCTCTATCAGGCGAAGCGGCATGTGCTGATGCCAGAAGCGGCGCGCTTCCCCGGCGTGACGGCGGAATCGGCTAGCGTGCGTGTGCCGTTGGCCTGCCATGGTCATCACGCTGAGCATTGGTACTATGCCTGCTCTTTTGCGCAGTGGTCACAGCCAGTGGCATACGGCAAAGACCATTGGTCGAAGCGGCTAGACACGGCGCACATCGGCATTGTTGATCTTGGCCGCAAGAGCAAGGTCCAGATCGGAAAAGGGCGATATCGCAGTTATCACATGCCAGTATTCTACCGTTCAGCTCTATCCGTTCACTGGTATTGTGTTGGCGATGCGGAGGATATCCGCGAGCTATTAGCCGACGTGTGGGCGATTGGCAAGAAGACGGCTCAGGGCTGGGGGCGCGTGGCGCGTTGGGAGGTGAGACCCTGGCCGACGGACTGGAGTGTGGAATGCAAAGGACGGCTCATGCGCGCGATCCCAGTCGGAGATGGCGAGGAACGTAACGCTCAAGTGCGTTTGCACGGCTTTCGCCCGCCCTACTGGAAAAGGGAGAATCAGACCGCATGCTGGATGCCAGCAAAGGCCTAGCGCTCTGTACGTGCGCGCTTTGCGGCCGCGGTTGTCCGGCGTGGCGGTTCTTCTGCTACTGGTGTAAGCAAAGGTGGGGACTCCTGAAACCATTTGGCCAGTGGCCGGAGTGGGCAAGAGAGCTAAAGCGCGACCATCAGCGGCGGCGGTATCACGAGCGGCAGATGCTAGAGCATGTGACGTTTTTCGCGTCGATGGAGGCTATGGAGCGTGCGCTGGGGCGGGAGGTGATTGCCGAGCCTGAGCCGATAGCGCCGCCGGAGCTGCGTGCGCGCGCAGATGCTGTGTTGGCCATACTGACCGAGAGACAACAAGACGCCGTGTTGTTGCGGCTGGGGTGCGGTCTGTCGTGGAGTGAGACGGGCCGAGCGTTGGGCGTAACGTATAGGGCTGCACAGGGCCTTGTGCGACGCGCTATGGAGCGATTGGTAGCATGAAAGGAGGTGACAACCATGCAGCAGCCACGCAAGCAAGAGGGCGGTCCAGGCGGCGGCTAGCCGTTACGGAAGTGGATTGCCTTCGGGGGCGGCTCCGGGCTTTTACGCGCAAGGTCGAGCGTGCCTTGGACGTGATCGCTGGGGCTGCCCCGCCCGTCGGCATTGCTTTCAGCGGGGGCAAGGATTCGACGGTTGTGCTAGATCTCGTGCGGCGTGTTTTCCCGGATGCGCCGGCTGGGTTCTTTGATAGTGGCGCGGAACTGCAAGACACGCTGGATCTGGTAGCTGCCACAACGAATGTTCAGACGATCCCGGCACTTGACGGAGGTCTGATCGAGTTGTGCCGGCAAAATGGCTATTGGGGGCACGAGCCGGAGGCGGATGATCCGCAGCCGGTAGACTTTGCGGAGGCATTGATCTATGCCCCGGCGCGCGCGTTTGTTGAGCGGAACGGGTTGCAAACCGTTGCTCTTGGTTTGCGTGCGGGGGAGTCGGTGGGCCGCCGGTTCAATGCCATCAAGAAGGGCGAGCGCTATCGAGTCGCGGACGACGTAGCGCATCTTTGCCCAATTCAATGGTGGTCAGAGGACGACGTATGGGCCTACATCGCGACGCGGGAATTGGCATACAACGCGGCATACGACAAGATGACTGCGCTGGGGGTCCCGCGCAAGCATCAGCGTATCTGTACGAATCTGGGGACCGATGCGGCATCCTTTGGCCGATACGTATACCTGCGCCAGATAGACCCCGAGCTCTGGAATCGTCTGGCGGGGGAGTTCCCACTGATTCGCAAGTATACGTGATCGGAGGCGAGGTGAGCGATGAGGGACAACCTGTTCGCGCCGCGGGCTACACTGTGTCGCTGTGTGCTGAGCTTCCTGCGTGAGGCGGGCCGCATTTTGAGCAGGTTCGGGGGCGCATGAATCATTCGCTGTCGGCCCTTGGGCGATACGAGGAGCCGCCGCTTGGGGCAGGTGACGGACGCGACTGGCTCCGGCACGAGCTGGCCTTCTGGGATTACGTTTCCGACGATTGCCGGCGGTTTCTTGACGTCCTCCCCCTGCGGCAGCGGAATGCGGTTGTGGCGGTGTACGGCTATCGCTACACGCTGGACCAGGCGGCCTACAAACTGGGCGTATCGCCGCGCACACTACAGCGTGACATAGCATGCGCGGCGGAGCTGGCAGAGAGGCGAGAAGAGCTACGACCGGGGTGATCGTGGCTCTTCTGGTTGGGCCGTCGCGAAGACTCTGGATGTTAGGTGCTGTAGATCTCTTTGTCCAGCGGCGCCGTCCCGAGCAAGGGTTCGATAAACGTGATCATTATCTCATAGCGGTCCATGGTTCTCCTTTCGCAGCGCCTCAATATCTGAGCGCAACACGCGCTGACGTTTCTGGGGGTTGGGTTCCGTGATGTCAGGGTAGGCCATGATATCGCCCCGCCCGATGCGGTGACTGATGGCCTGTGTGGTGATGCCCAGCAGCCCGGCGGCCTCTGAGATGGTGATCAACTCGTCGCCCTGCACCTTGGCGAACGCCGCGGCAACCATCGCGCCCAGGTCGGTCTTCCAGAAGGCGCGTGGTATCTCGTATGACCCCAAGAGCGGCGATGAGAACAGCCGCTCCATCAGGTCTTGTATCCCTTCGTAAACGACTCCTCGATTCCACTCTGTCGGTTGTATGTCCCCGCTGGCCATACGCGCGATCTCCGCCAACTGGTCGGCCAGTGCGGAGGCGTACAGCACGGTCTCGGGAACGTGGGTGATTTGAATGCCGATAAACGCCTGCTCCATCTCCCAGCGGCGGCGTCGGTAGTATTGTAGGATGAACGCCTTGATGGCCTCGCGGTACTGCTCCGGTGTACGGCTCAAAACGTCTGTCATGATGCCTCCTACTCCAAAGCCCGCCTGAACTTCAGCTTTCCCAATCCCACGCCGAGCCGTCTTCCAACATCTTCGACCACTCTGCGATAGTGAATCGCGCCAACTCGCGCGTAGGCCGGATGCGGTAGCCATCGTAGATTTCCGCTAGCACCTCGCCTTCAAGAATGACGAGATCGTCATCGTTATCCATCGCGTCCCAGGCCCCACCGAAACGGGATCCGCCGTCGCGACCGTCGGGACTCATTGAAACGGCCAGGCCTTCGCTTGCTCCATCGCCACCATCTGCGCTGTTCCAGGTTCTCATCTCGTCGAAGCTGATGCCCTTGGTCTGGACCCTGAAAAAATGCTTTGCCATCTCGTGCCTCCCTCTGTCTCTCTGCCTTACATTGATATCATATCATAACGTGCTCACGTTGTCAAGAGATTCTGAGAATGCAACGAAACCTGCAACCCGCCCGATTCTGCAAGGCATCCTGCACGGATTCTGCCGGATCCCGATCAGAATCCTGTGTCGTGTTTGTCGTGTTTGTCGCGTCTGTCGTGCCAGGTGGTGCTACGCTGCGAGAGAGCACAATCGGAGGTGACATGCACACATACACATACGATCCACGCGACCAGCTCGACAGCCGGATCGACCTGCAACGTGCCGTGGCCAGGTTGGACGCCATCGACCGGACGATTCTGGAGATGACGGTCGCCGGGTACACGCAGGCTGAGATCGGAGAGCGGGTGGGAATGACGCATCAGGCGGTCGCGCTGCGGCTGGCATCAGTTCAGGGCAAGTTGGTGTGTTGGTTGACATAACGCCTTGCAAAAGAGGGCGTTTTTGTGCTGTAGAAAGTGAGGGGGTATGGCGTCTTTGGGCCGGTGCATGATCTGTGACAAGCGGATTGCGTGTGCGCATGTCATATGTGCTGGCTGCGAGCGCGACTATGGGTTGGGTGGGCCGCGACGAGACTGGCCCGCTTGGGCCAAGGCCCTCTATCGAGAGTATCGCCAACAGCGGCGGTTGGAGAAGGATCGTCTTGCACACGAAGATGCCACCGAGCGGGGGGACGCAGTCTATAACATCTCTTGCTACGGGAACTTCAATGACGACGGGTGTTGATTCTCGGGTTGCAGCGCTCCGCGAGGGGCGGGCGTGGCCGATCTTTACGAGACAAGAGCCGCGGGCAACGGGTGATGCCTGGACGCGGCTGCTTGCTCTCTTGGATGACGCGAGCTGACCGGCCCAGAGCCGGCACAGTATACGGCCGCGTCATGCGCGGCTAGCCGAGTTGTTTTCCGAGTTTCTGACCGTTCATCAGCGAGGGGGCGTCGTCACTAAGACGTTTGCGCGAGGTGCGGATGACTGCCGCGTAAACATCGCGCGCGCTAGCGACCTGGCGTGGACGGTCAAAAGCCCGTAAGGCCCGGAGTGCCTGGCCGTCACAGCGGTGACCTAGAGACCGTGACAGACTGAAATCGGGTGCCGGGGTGGCCCAGGGTGGAGGTGGACGTGACTGACCACGCCGATGACCTGGTACGGTATGGCCCCGACGCCGTTGCTACGCGCGTGATCCAACGCCAGGGTGGCGCGTTAGAGTGGTTGGGGGCGGACGCGATGATTACTGACTTCTACGCTCAGCCGCCAGCCGAGGCAGAAGAGTACGGAGGGCCGGTCATCGTTGAGAGTGTGGAAGAGATGGCCGTGCCTGTAGTTGACGTTGGCAGGGATGCCAGTAGCGAGACGACGGCCATGTGGCAGCCCGAGGCAGACGACACCATGAGCTTGCCCGAGGGATACGTGCAGGACGCGGTGGAGCGGGTGCTTGCGCCCAGCAGGGCCGTCGTGATCAAGGAGGTTCTGCGCGAGGACGCGGAGCTGTGGCAGAGGCTGGCGGATGCCTAAGCGGCTGGTTGCCGCATTGCGGCGGCGCGCTCGGTTCTTGCGGGCGCGGTGACGCTGGCATGACCCATGCCCAGCTTTGGCTTGCGGTGCTGGAGCGCGACGACAGGACGTGCCAGGATTGCGGCTGTTATGCGGTCGAGACGCACCACATTGTTGGCAGGCGACGCGAGGGCGCATGGGACGTGCGCAACATGATCACGCTGTGCCCAATGTGCCATCGTGGCCGCGACAAGGGCGCCGGCGCGCACACACACGCGGCGCGGCTGCGGCACATCGCGTTGCTGCGGGCCAAGCATGGGTACGACTACAGCGACATGGGCGGGCGGTGGACGGAACTGGTGAGGGAGCTTGGCGAAACAAATCACTGATATCGCGGACCTGACACCCGACGCGAAGAACGCCAACCGGGGCACAGAGCGCGGGCGGTATATGATCGAGCAGAGCCTCCGCAAGCTGGGCGCTGGTCGGTCCATCGTCGTTGACGCTGACGGCCAAGTGGTTGCGGGCAACAAGACGCTGGAAGCCGCCGCCGAGCTGGACCTGCCGGTGCGTGTGGTGCGGACCAACGGCCAGGAGTTGGTAGTCGTCCAGCGCGAGGACTGGCACCTCGACGCGGACGGCCCGGCGAGAGAGTACGCCTACGCCGACAACAGAGCGAGTGAGATTGGCCTGGACTGGGATCCCGCGCAGGTGGCGTTGGACCTTGACGCCGGCCTGGACCTGTCGGACATGTTCCGCGAGGACGAGCTGCAAGCGGTGCTGGAGCAGGCGGCGAATGAGATGCTTGCGGCGGATGGTGCCGAAGCACCGGAGCCACAGATCGACAAGGCCGCCGAGTTGCAGGAGAAGTGGCAGATCGAGCGTGGGCAGATATGGGAGATCCCGAGCAAGACCGTCAACGGCAGATGTCATCGTGTTATGTGCGGCGACAGCACAAGCGCAGATGATGTGGCGCGGTTGTATGGCGATGCCCGTCTCTCTGTTGTGTGGACTGATCCGCCATATGGTGTGAGCTATGGCAAAAAGAACCGCTATCTCCAAACGATCGGTCGGGCCGATCGTTTGCTTGGCGATATCGAGGGTGATGACCTGAAGCCCGAGCAGGTTTTTGTGTTAGTGCGCGATGCGTTGGCCGCGCTGGCGACGCTCGCGGTGCCGGGCGCGGTGGCATATGTAGCGGCCCCGCCGGGGCCGCTACACCGCTTCTTCATCGATGCCATGAATGCGTCGGGCTTCCAGTATCGGCACCAGCTCATTTGGTTGAAAAACCAGCTAGTCTTTGGGCGCAGCGATTACATGTACAAGCATGAGCCGATCTTGTATGGCTGGCTGCAGAATGGGGCGCATTTCTTCGAGCCGCGAACCAGCAACTGCTCGGTGTTTGAGTTTGACCGGCCTCGGGCCTCAAAGATGCATCCGACCGAGAAGCCGGTGGAGCTGGTCGCTGCGATGATTCAGAATAGCTGTCAGCCCGGAGATACTGTGGGCGAGGCTTTTGCGGGTAGCGGGACGGATTTCGTTGCTGCTGAGCGGACGGGTCGCCTTTGCTATGGCATGGAGATTGAGCCGAAGTACGTTGCCGTCACGCTCCAGCGGCTTGTCGATATGGCCCTAGAGCCTCGGTTGGCGGGGACGAGCTGAATGTGGTCAGGCAAGGCACGCACGAAACACTTGACACACTTGGCCCAACTATGGACGCCTTTTGCGAGGCACTGCGCAAGTGGGGCATCGTGCGGCATGCCTGCGAGCAGGCCAAGATCGGGCGGACGACCGCCTACCGTTGGCGCAAGAAGTACAAGACTTTTGCCGACCGATGGGACGACGCGCTGGAAGACGCGACCGACAGTTTGGAGATGATCGCGCGGGCGCGGGCGGTGCGCAAGGTCAACCCGAGCGACCGGCTGCTGGTGCTGCTGCTGAAGGCGCATAGGCCGGAGAAGTTCGGCGACACGCAGCGACACGAGCACACAGGCAAGGACGGCGGGCCAATTGAGGCGAAGGTAACAATAAGTGCCGAGGAGCGAGACCGAGCGATTGCTGCGCTCGCAGAGTACATTGAGAGCGGGCTATGCAAGCGCAATGATGAGGCGGACGGCGCTTTGGGTGCCACAGAGCGCGGCGCAGTGGGCGGGCTATCTGAGTAAGGCCGACGAGCTGTTCTACGGCGGCGCGGCTGGTGGGGGAAAGAGCGATCTCCTGCTGGGCCTAGCCGCAACTGCGCACCGGCGCAGCATCATCTTTCGGCGCGAGTACCCGCAACTGATGGGGATCATAGACCGGGGGAAGCAGATCATCACGGCCGAGTACGGGACATATAACGGTCAGGATCACGTTTGGCGGATGAAAGACGGCCGCCAGATCGAGCTTGGCGCCGTGCAGTATGAGGGCGACGTGCAGAAATACCAGGGGCGGCCGCACGATTTGGTAGCATTCGATGAGGGTCCGCAGTTCACCGAGGCGCAGTACAGGTTTCTCAATGGATGGAAGCGTACCGAAGACCCGAACCAGCGAACGCGGACGGTGTTGACAGGCAATCCGCCGGTGACGGCAGAGGGGCGCTGGGTGATCGATTATTGGGCGCCGTGGCTAGACCCAGCGCACGACAACCCAGCGCTGCCGGGCGAGCTACGATGGTTCGCGGTGCTTGGGGGTGAGGACGTAGAGGTAGACGGGCCGGAGCCGATCGTACACGACGGCGAGACGATCCACCCCAAGAGCAGGACGTTCATCCCGGCGCGCGTCGAGGACAACCCGTTCTATATGGCCACAGGATACAAGAGCCAGCTCCAGGCGTTGCCGGAGCCGCTGCGGAGTGCACTGCTGCATGGTGACTTTCGTGTTGCTGTTGAGGACGACCCGTGGCAGATCATCCCGCGCGCGTGGGTGCGGGCGGCGATGGATCGCTGGCAGGATGGGCCGGTGGGGCCGATGACGGCGTTGGGCGTAGACGTGGCGCGCGGAGGCAGGGACAGAACGGTGCTGGTCGCACGACATGGGCAGTGGTTCGCGCCGTTACGAGTGTATCCGGGCAGTAGGACGCCCGACGGGCCGGCGGTGGCGGCGCTAGTGACGGGTGCCGTAGGCGATGCCAACCCGGTGGTCAACGTTGACGTGATTGGTGTGGGAGCGTCGGTTTACGATCACCTGCGTGACAGGTTCGACACGGTAGGGGTGAACTTTGGTGAGGGGAGCGATGAACTAGACCGCTCGGGCCGGCTGACATTTGCCAATGTGCGCGCACAGGCATACTGGCAGATGCGTGAGGCGCTGGACCCGGCGAATGGTGCGGAGATCGCGCTGCCGGACGATCCGGCGCTCTTGGCGGAGCTTTGCACGCCACGCTGGACGATGCGCGCGCGGGGGATTCAGGTGGAGAGCAAGGTCGAGATAGTGAAGCGCACGGGCCGATCGCCGGACCTTGCAGACGCCGTTGTGCTGGCGTTGCTGCCCACGGCTACGGCCTCAATTATCCTCATATGATGATGAATAAAGCTCTCCGAGATACGTATGTCGCCGGCGGCGTGACCGAGAAGGCCATGTCGTTGGACCAGTTGGATGCGCAGATCAGGCAGCAGTCGGCGGAGAAGACCGAAGCACACGCCTATGGTGCTGTGCCCTACGTCTGGCGCGCTATGCGACTGCGCTGCAATGCGCTCGCTGGCCTTCCGTGGTCGCTGTACAACGACGCTGGTGAGGAGGTCGATCACCCATGGGATCTTGACTTCTCCTGGTTGTTGTGGCGTACCGAGGCAGCGCTGTGCCTGGCCGGGGCGTCGTACTGGCGCAAGTACAAGGTCAAGCCCTTCCTGCAATGGCTCAACCCGTTCACGATGACGGTGGAGCCGGCGCCGAATGTGCGCGTTGCGCCTGACGGCGTGGCGGGGTTCACGCAGCGCGTGAAGGCCGAAGAGGTCAAGTTCCGGCGTGACCAGGTGGTATATGTGCCACTGTTTGACCCGCGCGACGACATTGGCGCGGGCGTGGCGCCAGTGCAGGTGGCGCTCAATGCGGCTGGGGTCGCGGAGAATGTGACGACTTGGGCCAGCCAGTTCTTTGAGAAGGGTGCGATCCCATACTTTGTGCTTACGACCGAGGGACGGATCAACGACGCGGACCAGAAGCGCGTGCGCGACTTCTGGGATCGGCTGTTCGGCGGCGTGCGCAGGATGTGGAAGACCGCCGTGTTGCAGAACGGTCTCAAGCCCACCACCATCGGTCATCCGGTCAAAGAGCTAGCCATGACAGAGCTGGATGACCAGGTGCTGCGCAAGATCGCGGCGGCACTGGAAGTGCCGTTGACGATGGTCAACCAGTCGGCAGCTAACTATGCCACGGCTAAGGCTGACCGGCAGAGCTTCTACTATGAGACCGTGTTCCCCGAGGCGCGGCGCATCGAGTCAGCGACCAACGCACAGCTCTGGAGCGACATGGGCCTGCGGTTCGAGTTCAAGTATGGGGACGTTGAGGCGGTCCAGCAGGACGAGGCAGAGAAAGCCGGCGGGATCACGCAATTGATGGACCAAGCGCTGGCACAGCACACCTCGGGCATTCTGGCGCGCAATCAGGCGCAGTACATCGTAACCTCGCTTTGGGGGCAGATGGGACTCGATCTTGAGGACGTGCCGGCGATCCCCGACGACGAGGAAGAGGAAGAGTCAGGCGAGACGGAGCTGGCCGAGAATCTGGAACAGGAAGAGCCGGATGACGAGACGCCCGACACCGAGGAGATGATCGGTGAGCTACGCAAGTGGCGGCGCAAGGTGCGCAATCGCGGCGCAGGCTGCGAGTTTGCGAGCGAAGCTATTCCTGGCTGGGTCAAGACGGCCGTGGCGCAGCGGTTGGCGCTGGATGCCGATACGGCCTTTGACCCGTGGCTGAAGGCCGATGCGCTTCAAGTCTCGCTTGAGGATCGGCTGCGTGAGGTGCTGAATACTATCTATGCCAGCCATCTGCCGCGGATCATACGCGCGGTGTTACAGCAGGAGCGGCCGGATATGGAGCCCGTGTATTTGGCGACGCGCAGTGCGATTATCCCGCTCTATCAGGAAGCGATCATCAACGCCACGCTGGAGCAGGCGTCGGCCATGGGCTACGGCGTAGACTATGACGACCTGATGACCGACGCCGCGCAGTGGGCCAGCAACAACGCGGCCCGGCTAGTACGGCAGATCAGCGAGACGGATCGCAAGCATCTCCAGAAGATCATCACGCAACTGGCCAACGGCGAGATTGATAATGATGCGGCCCAGGCGCTGCTGGCCACGGTGTTCGGCAAGACACGCGCCGACATGATCACGACAACGGAGATCACCCAGGCGCTACACGAGGCATCGGTGCAATTGCAGGATCGGCTCGCGGTGCAAGGGGTCAAGACGGTGATCCGCTGGCTGACAGCTGAGGACGAACGGGTGTGCCCAATCTGCGAGCCGTTGGATCACACGACGGAAGCGGTGTGGGCGGCGGAGTTCCCCGATGGGCCACCGGCGCATGTCCGGTGCCGGTGCCGAACGGTTGTGGAGGTGGCCCGTGAGCATGATCGTTAGGCTCCACGTCGAGGGGCTGGGCCAGTTCGCCGCGCTGACCTCCGCGGCGGTGCAGCGTGCGGCCAGGCGCGCGGTAGACCAGGTTGCTCAGATTGTTCAAGACAAGATGGCCGTCTACCCGCCCGAGGGCGACTACAACCGGCCTGGCCCGTATCCGAAGCGGTGGTATCAGCGACATTGGGGACCACGCTGGGCGCGCGCCGATGGCACTGTGGGCGGGCGCAACACGTCGCAGATGCTACAGAAGCACTGGCGGAATCAATGGATTGCGCCCCTGACGCGCAAGGTTTTCAACACCGTCACATATGCGCCATATGTGCAGGCGGCGGAGCACCAGACGACGACTCACAGGCGGCATGGATGGCAGACGGATGAGGACGTGGCGAACGAGTTGGAGCGGGGCATAGAGGTGGATCAGATCATCAGCCGCGAGCTAGACAAGGAGTTGATGCTACTGTGAATGACGCCGACCGCGCGCTGCTACTGGCTCGGCGCCAAGCGCTGCTGATCGAGTTGGGGGCCATCGAGGATCGGCTCGGGATGCCGCGGAGCGTAGTGCCGAAGCACAAGCGAGACAGAAAGGGCACCGATAATGCCAAGACGTGACGGAACAGGACCGAATGGACAAGGACCGCTGACGGGCCGTGGGCTGGGGCCATGTGCCTCTGGGCCGATTGTACGCCAACCGATGCGTTTTGGACGCGGGGACCGGCGGCAGTGGCCGCGCTGGGGCATGGGGCGACGCAGATCACCCAGGGGGTGGTGGCGGTGATGGGTGAGTGCGGCGTGACCCGCGAGATGCTGGCGGGGTCCGAGCGATACGCGTTGATGGTGCAATGGGCAGAGAATCTACACGCCATACGCGCGGCGCTAGGCGCAGGCTTTCAGTTCCTGACCTCCCGTGCTTTTGAGTGTCTGTTCATGGAAACAGAGTTCACGACGGACACGGTACGGGAGATGGGATAGCACGATAGCGCGTGGGATGGTCTAGCCGGTTCGACTCCGGCACCGCGCACTGATAACTGAATAAGCCACCGGGAAACCAGCGGCGCTTTTTCTGGGACAGCGGACAACCACCGTCCTGGGGAGAGCGCCGCTTTTTGTTTGCCGAGGATAGTGACGACGAGGGATAGCTATGCCCTACCAGATTGTATCACAAGAGGATGAGTTCTGCATTTACAAAGAGGATACTGAAGGCCAGCCAGCGGGCGAGGCCATAGCCTGCCATGAGACGCGGGAGGCGGCCGAGGAACAGATGGCCGCGTTGTATGCCGCTGAGGAAGACGACGACACCAAGATGGTTGGCTGGGGCGGCAAGGTCAAGGCGTTGGGGGGTGGTCGCATCGGTGGCCAGCTCGTGCGCTATGGCAGCCCCGAGGACCGGGACCTGGAGGGCGAGTATTTCACCGCCGAGACCTACTACGGCCCGCATAAGGGGGATGGTGCTGATGTGCTGGTGCATCATGGCCATCCGATCATCCCCGGCGAGGCGGGCAGAGAGCTCGCCGATCGCCTGCTGACACCAATGAAGGTGACCGAGAATGACCTTGGCCTTTGGGCCGAGACAGTGCTCGACATGGCCGACAGCTATGAGCGCATGGTCTACGGCATGGTGGAGCGGGGCAAGATGGGTTGGTCCAGTGCAACGGCGGGCCATCTGTACAAAGCCACAGACGAAGGCGCGATCATACGTTGGCCCATCATCGAGGGTAGTTTGACGCCGACGCCAGCAGAGCCGCGTAACAGCGCGATGACTCTGAAGGCATACATGCTCGAAACGGAAGAGGCGATCAAGGCGCTAGCGGCAGAGGACGTATCCAGGGATACGTCGCCCGGCGAGATAGCCGAACCGGTAAGGGCAAACCCCAGCGAGAAAGCAAGCAAACGATATGGAGGCAACACCATGTTGAAGGTATTTGAATCTGGCGGCCAGTTCCACGTCTGTGAGGTGGACGAGGCCGGTGAGCCGCAGGGGGTCCCGGTGCGCAGCTACGATAACGACCGGGATGCCTACTATCACGCAGGATCGGGCAAGGCGGTGTCTGCCGAGCCAGCCCCCGAGCCAGAACCCGTGATGGACCCCGACATCGTGGCGCAAAAGGCCGTAGACGCGGCTATGGAGAAGGTCACTGCCTGGATGCAGGAGATGGCCGAGGATGGCACCGCGGGCAAGTTCCTGAGCGAGAAACCGCCCGAGAAGGTGGCCGACAAGTACGAGTTCAACGATTTCATCAAGGCCGTGGCGGGGCGGGACATCAAGGCGCTCAAGGCGATGGGCTCGGTAAAGGTCATGGGCGAGGACGGTTCGAGCGGCAACTTCTTGGTGCCGGTCGAGTTCCGCCCCGACCTGATCCGCACGGCAACCGAGGAATCGATCGTGAGACAGCGGGCCTTTGTGGTGCCAGCCACGACCGGGGCGGTGGCGTTCCCCGCGTTGGACATGACTGGCTCAACCGCCGGCCAGCCACATACTACCGGTGGTGTGGTCGCAACGCCGACCGAGACCTCGACCAGCAAGACCGAGACCGAAGCCGATTTCGCGATGATCGAGCTGATCGCCAACGAGATTTCCGGCATCACCTACGTCAAGAACTCTCTCCTGCACGACAGCCCGATCTCGGTGAGTGTGCTCTTGCAGCGGCTCTTTGGCGAGGCCATCGCCTGGGAAGAGGACTATCTCTTCCTGCGTGGCACGGGTGCGGGCCAGCCGCTGGGCGTCCTGAACGCTGGCGCATTGCTAACAGTCAACCGTGAGGCGGCCAACAGCATCGCGTATAAGGATGTGGTACGCATGGCGGCCAAGCTGATGCCTCGTGCTGACCAGGGCGCGGTGTGGGTCTGTAACCGGCTGGGGCTGGAGTTCCTGATGCAGCTTCAGGACGGCGCGGGGAACATCATCTGGGCACCGAATGCGCGCGACGTAAACGGGCTATCGATGCCGTTGCTGGGCTATCCCGTTCTCTGGTCCGAGAAGCTCCCGGCGGTGGGCACCACGGGTGACCTGATCTTGTGTAACTTTGGCTGGTACTATATCGCCGACTGTGAGCAGTTGTCGATTGGCAGTTCGGAGCATTATCTGTTCACGGCGAACCAGACCACGTTCCGTTTCAGTGAGCGCATTGATGGCCAGCCAGCGCTCAAGTCGGCGGTCTACATGGCCGACGGTAGCAACCAGGTCAGCCCGTTCGTCGCGCTCAGCTCTACGGTGAGCTAAGGAGGTAAGTAGCCATGACCTATAAGGCCAAGCTCTATGAGATCCTGTATCCGCTCGACGTGATCCACGCCGATAGCGAGGGGGCGGGATCGGTGACTGGCTCGTATGTCTCGATCCGGGACTATGAGCAGATTCTTGCGGTTGTCGACGTTGGTGATCTACAAGCCAGCGCGACGTTCGATTTTGCGATCTACCAGGCCACCGACACCAGTGGCACCAGTGCCAAGGCCATCAGCGGCAAGTCGATCACGCAGCTTACGCAGGCTGATGGTGACGGCGACGACCTGGTGTGCATCAACGTGCGCGCCGAGGAGCTGGACGCGGCAAACAACTTTGACTGTGTACGTATGCAGGCCACCGTTGCCAATGCCGCGGTCGAGTTCTCGGCTGTGCTCTACGGATTCAATCCGCGTTACATGCCGACGCCCACGACCAACTGGACGGAGACCGTGAGCTAGAGGAGCAAGCATCAGTGCGCATCAAGCTACTCAAGTATCGTCGCTTTCTAGAGAACGGACGTGAGCGGCTGCGCTATCCGGGCGAGATTATCGATGTCAAGAACAAGGCCCTGATCAGCCAGTTGGTCGATCAAGGTGTCGCGCTGGTGCTAGTCCCCAAGGTTTCCGAGATACCAGAAGATGCGGGGCTGGTGCTCACCCGGCCCCGCGAAGTGCCGCCTGGTTTTGCGCGGCATCAGGTCAGTGATCCGTGTGTGCCCTATGCCAAGACCATGATCTGGTACCCGCAGGCCGACGTGCGGCTGGACCTTGTGTCGGTGGGGCTTCGCCTGTTGGAGAGGTGGGAAATTGCCGTGCCGCTGGTGAGCTACACGGTCCTGGCCAACACGGTCGGAACAGATGAAGACCGCGAGCGTACTGAGGCGGTGATCCGCGACCTAAGAGTGCCGGTGTACGATCCGCGGTTGGTATTTGTGCGCAAGGGCACAGCCGGAGAGGAAACGATCATGCGCTGGCAGGCGGACAATGGCAACATGCTGCTAGCTTTCCTCCGGGCACTGTACGCCGTCAAGCCACTGGTCTGCGCGTTGCCGCAGGAGTGGATCAACGCATGAGAGGGGTTGTGTACGTGGCCTATGGGGCGCCGGCCCGGCGTGAGGCTGGGTACAGCATTGAGAGCCTGCGCCGATACCATGACTGGCCGGTGACGGTGATCGGGGAGCGGGTGGCGGAGGCCGCCCACATCCCGGAGCCACGGCAGGACCATGGCGGGCGCTGGGCCAAGGTGCGGTTGGATACGCTGTCACCGTATGACGAGACGTTATATCTCGACGCCGATACCCGGGTACACGCCCCGATCGAGCTGGGCTTTGACCTCCTGGCCGATGGCTGGGATATGGTGCTAACGGCCAGCGAGTGCCAGGGCAGCGATTGGCTGGGGCATGTGGAGGCAGAAGAGCGAGACGCAACGCGCGCCGAGTTGCGCACCGATCTTTTGCAGCTACAGGCGGGGGTGTTCTGGTTTGCCAAGAACGCGCGCACGGCGGCGCTGTTCGCAGTGTGGCGGGAGGAATGGCAGCGTTGGGGGGCAAATGACCAGGGGGCATTGTTGCGCGCCATCAACAAGGCACCGATCAAACTGTGGCTGTTGGGCCGGCACTGGAACACGGGGCGGCGGGACCCGATCATCGAGCACCGTTTCGGCATGGCGAGGGAGAGATGACGGTACACATCGTTGTCCCGCAACCCGAAAGCGACTGGGTCTGTGCGCGGCTAGCGCGGTATCTCGCCGTGGGCAATGAGTGGAGCATCAGTGAGAAACCGCGGGCTGACGCGGAATGGAATGTGTTTATCCCCTATCTGATGTGGGAGCGCTCGTGTTGGGACAAGACCAAGACCGCGGCGTGGTTCACACACAAAGAGACTGGAACTAAGGGCCAAATATGGGACAGGACAGCGCCGCGCGTGGACCTGCGCGGATCGCAAGCGGCCATGTACGTAACCGAGCTGGCGGAGCATGGCCCGACGCGGCAGATCAGGCAACCGGTGGACCTCGACAAGTTCCGGCTACGGCCCAAAGGTGATGGATTCGTCGTTGGTACGGCAGGCACGGTCTACGACAGTGGGCGCAAGGGCGAGGCGTTGCTGTGTCGGTTGATGGAGGAGAAGCGATACACGCTACGCTGTGCCGGTCGCGGCTGGCCAGGGGCGCGCTGGTATCACTGGGGGGAGATGCAGGGATTCTACCAGGGGCTGCACTGCTATGTCTGTACCTCGACGATCGAGGGCGGGCCGTGCGGCGTGTTCGAGGCGCTGGCCTGCGGCTGCCAGGTGGTGATCCCCTGGGGCGTGGGGCAGATGGACGAGCTGCCTGAGCGGCCGGGCGTCTGGCACTATCGCGCCGGCGACTATGACGACATGCTGCGCGCGCTGGCTTATGCCGAGTGCTGCCATGTATCGGGAGAGCAACTGCGCGCGCTGGTCGAGAGTCACACGATCGCGCAATGGTGCCAGGACTGGGCAGATTTTCTGGACGATGCGCGGCCTGAGCCAGAGACAGAGAGCGCGTCAGGGACAGGGCAAGCCGGCGTGTACATCGTCGCCTTTGGCAAGCCATCGCGGGATTGCGCGCAGCGGTGCATTCGCTCGGTTCATCGCCACATGCCAGGGGTACCGGTGGCGCTGGTTTCCGATAGGCCGCTGGGTACAGAGGATGTGTTCATTGAGCACGCAGACGGTCCTGGAGTGGAAGGCGCAGACATTGGCGGGCGCTCGGTCAAGACGCGCATCTATGACCTGGCACCAGGGGAATGGGAGTATGTGCTGTATCTCGACGCCGATACAGAGTTGACCGCACCGGTGCCGTTCCTGTTTGACCTACTGCGTGACGGTTGGGACATGGCCATCTGTGAGAATCCGGGCAAGTATCACATCGCCACAAACATGATCCGGCCTGACAATCAGCCTGAAATGGAGACGACTGAGGCCGAGATCGGCACGCTGGAGTTGCTGCAATTGCAGGGTGGCGTGTTTTCTTTCCGGCGCAACGAACGCACGGCGACACTTTTCCATGCCTGGCACGACGAATGGCAGCGATGGGGCAAACGAGACCAAGGGGCACTACTGAGAGCCATGTACAAACACCCGGTCAAGCTCTACCTCCTGGGCATCGAGTGGAACACCAGCAATCGCTACCCGGCGCCCAACGGCACCGCGGGGATCATGCACTACCAGATGGAGGCGCGGCGACACTCGGGACTGGTGTGGGGCCGCAACGATTCGGACGAGGCATGGCGGGCCGTCGAGCACTGGGGGCGCGATCATGGCTAGTGTCTGGGTCTGCGTAACGACGCGTAACGAGGTCGAGACGATCGGCGAGCTGGTGCGCTGTGTGGCGCCGCTGCCGATCATCGTCTCGGACGCGGCCAGCACAGACGGCACGCCAGAGGTGGCGCGCAAGGCCGGGGCGCATGTCATCGAGCACGAGAAGCGCATCGGCATCGGGCCGGCGCTGATAGAAGCCTGGCAGTACGCCCTCGATCACGGTGCGGAGCGGATTGCGCAGCTCGATGCCGGCGGCTCACATGACCCCAATGCGCTGCCCTGGTTGCTGGCCGAGAGCGCGGACGTAGTCATTGGCTCGCGGTTCTGCGAGGGCGGGCAGAGCCACGGGCGCGGCTGGCGGGCGTGGTGTTCGCGGCTGGCGGCCATGGCCTGCAACCTGGCACAAGCGGGGCCTTGGGTCCACGACTGGACCAGTGGCTATCGGGTGTTCACAGCGGACGCGGCGCGGCGGCTGCTGAGGTACGGATACACGGTGCAGATGCACGGCTGGCAGATCGAGACGTTGGGGCGGGCGCGACAGGAGGGCATGACCATTGCCGAGGTGCCGATCACCTACCGGGCCGGGCGCAGTAGCCTGACCTTGGCAGGGGTACGGGAGGCGATGTTGGCGTGGGCGTTGCTGTTCCATCACATGTGAGGGGGATCATGCAGATTCTCGTTACGGGGAGTGCGGGCAAGATCGGGAGTGTCGTTGTGCCGGCGTTGGAAGGTGCGGGACACGAGGTTGTGACATACGACACAGCCAACGGGCAGGATATCCACGATACGGCCAAGCTGGGTGCGGCGATGGTTGGTTGTGACCAGGTGGTGCATCTGGCCGGCATCCCTGGACCAACGCCCGACACGCCATTCGCGCGCTTTTACTGGTCCAACGTGCAGGGCACCTACAACGTCGCCTGGCTCGCGGTGGCACACGGGGTCAAGCGGCTGACCTACGCCGGCAGCACGGCATTCTACGGCGTCGAGCCGGGCATTCCGTTCCGCTCACCGGTGAAAGAGGGCGATCCGCCTTTCACCTGCTACGTGCAGGCCGACGAGCTGAACTGTCAGGCCCAGCACCTGGCCTATGACGTAAGCAAAATCATGGCGGAGCAGATACTCGCCTATTTCGGCCTGAGCAAGCAGATCGAGGTAGCCGTACCACGGTTCGGCCCCGTCAAGCCGGGGCGGGGCACAACGTTGCCGGCCGTAGCCGAGGCCATCTTGCGCATCGTCGAGCATCCGGGGCCATTCTGGTACGAGATCTACAACATCGTCGACGAGAACATCAGTTGGGCTGATGGGAGCAAGGGCAGGGAGTTGCTGGGGTGAACATCGCCGTTGCCGTGCTGACCTACAACCGCAAGTCGCTCTTTGAGCGGACACTGGCAAGCCTGAAGCGCACAAGTGTGCCATACGATCTCGTGCTGGTTGATGGCGGCTCAACGGACGGTACGGCGGAGATGGTCGCCGGCATGGGCGGGTACTGCTACACCGAACAGCCCTCGTGGATCGGGGCCACGTTCCATGTGGCGGTCGAGCTGGCGCTAGAGACCAAGCCGGACCTGATCATGTTCACAGGCGATGACTACGAATACCGGATAGGGTGGCTCGAAGACCTGGCTGCGTTCTGGCGCAAGACGCTGCCGGCGATGGCGTTGGTGAGCTGCCACATCGAGCCGGCGTTTCGTTGGAACAAAGTATACGGGATGCTGGAACTGAACAACCGGCGGGCACTGGTGCGGGCGACGTTGGGCGGGGCCAATTGGTCATTTCGGCCCGAGCTGTGGCCGCTGCTCAAGGAGTTGGTGCCTAAGGGCAGCCACAAATACGACAAGGACGTATGCCGCAAGCTGTATCAGCAACGGTATCTCTGTTGCGCGATGGACCTGGCAGAGCACATTGGCGAGGGGCATCGGGTCTGGATGGACGGGCCGGAGCCACAGGGCGAGCCGGTAGACCTGGTCTACTGGGGGTTGGTGTGATGGACATTCTCAACCTGGGCTGTGGCAACAAGATCATCACGCCGCATGCCTCGCGCATGGTAGTCAACCACGACGTGACCAAACGCCGGGTGGAGATTGACGTGGCGCACGACCGCAACGACATGCCCTGGCCGTGGGCGGATGAATCGTTCGACCCGATCTGCGCGTGGTCGGTGCTGAACAAGTGCGGCTCCTCAATTGCTGCCAAGTTGGAGCCGCGCAAGTGAACGTACACATCATCTGCCAGCGGCCAAGGGCTGATCGGGTGTTGCCGCGCATGGCGCGCTATTTGGCCGACAGTCTGAGTTGGACGGTGAGCGATGCGCCGGACCCGGCGGCGGATGTGCAGTACATGATCAACTACATTGACGGCTGGAGCCGCTATCCCGATTGCCCTGGTAAGCTGGCTGGATGGTTCACGCACCGAGAGATGGGTGAGCGGGCACGGATTTGGGACGAAGCGGCGGAAGCCATGACGCTACGAGTGTCACAGTGTGAGTTGTACGCCGAGGGCCTGCGTACCTATGGCCCAACCGTCGTGATGGGTTCGCCCGTCGAGCGTGAGCGATTCACCATCACAGATCGGCCCACCGGCAAGCCGGTTGTGGGCCTGGGCGGCTTTGCGCGGGGCGACGGCTACCGCAAGGGACGGTTCCTGCTCGACGAGCTGCTGGTGCAAGGCTGGGCAGAGCGCGTGCGGTTTGCCGCCTCGGGCGAGGGCTGGCCGGTAGAAACGTGCGGCTATCCCTGGGTGCTGATGCCAGAGTTTTACCAGGGCCTCAGCGTGTACCTCTGTACCTCGATGGCCGAGGGGGGGCCGATGGGGCCGTTGGAGGCACTGAGCTGCGGCGTACCGGTGGTGATCCCGCACGGCGTGGGGATGTTAGACGAACTGCGGGACATGGACGGCATCTACCGCTATGAGCGCGGCGACTATGAGACGCTGTGTGAGGCGCTGGAGCGAGCGATAGAGGGTGAGCCGGATCGCGAGGCGCTGCGGGCGGTCACCGAGCTATACAGCGTCGAGGCGTGGGTCGAGAGACACCGGGAGGCATTCGAGAGATGGTTCTGATGCGAGGTACGCAGCAACAGATCATGGGGCAGATTGCGGCCAAGTGCCCCAAGGCGTGCGACGTGCTTGACACCATCGGCGGGCTCGGTGGGCAGATGATGCCATACCAGTATGCGGCGCTATACATGTTGGCCCAGCCATTCGACGGCGGGCGTATTCTGGAGATCGGCTGCTACAAAGGCAAGAGCGCGCTGGTCATGTGCTTGGCTGCGCCACACGCGCACATCACGACCATGTCGCCCAGCAGCAGCGAGGCCCACACGACCATGAGAACACTGCGCGAACGGCGGGCACAGGTGCTGGTGACGCGGTCGGTGGACTATCTGGCCGCGTATGACGGACCGGCGTTCGACATGATCTATGTTGATGGTGACCACAAGCGTGTTGTCGCGGACCTGCCGTGGTTCAACTGGCTGCGCGTCGGCGGGCTGATGCTCTTTCACGACTATGCGCCCGAGGGCGCGCGCGTGCCCTGCCCGCCGGTGTATGTCGGGGTCAACCTGTTGGCGCAAGCGTTAGGCCGGCCGCTTGACGTGCTGATCGTAGACGATGGGCAGGTGGGCATGGCGGGGATGTATCGCGGGGCGGGGGAGACGTGGGAGAGCTGAGAGCACATCCGGATATTGTCAACAAAATGCCGCTGTCACTGGGCAGAACAGCAGGGACAGCCGGTGTGCCTGATGGAGCTTATACGCGAGTACAACGAGGAGATGCGTGATGGCCTACATCACGAGCACTGAACTCAAGCGATATCTGGATATCAGCGGGGACGGCGACGACATACTGCTTGGTGAGTGCATCACGCGTGCACAAAAGAGCATCGAGGTATTGACCGGGCGCTGCTTTGAGGCTAGCACGGCCACGCGCTTCTATGATGCCGAGCCGCCCACGGTGAGCGACGATCTGCTGACACTTTACCTTGACGACGACTCGCTGAGTGTGACCAGCATCACCAACGGCGACGATACGGCTGTGGCCAGCACGAGCTATGTGCTGCTGCCGGCGAACGAATCGCCCAAGTATGCGGTCAAGCTCAAGGCTAGCAAGGGGCTCGTGTGGACCTATAGCGACGACCCGGAGCAGGCCATTAGTGTCACCGGTTCTTGGGGGTACAGCACTACAGCCGATGACTACTGCAAGCAAGCGACGTTGCGGCTGGCCGGTTACTTTTACAAGGAGAAGGATGCGCAGAACTACGAGACCGCAGGGCTGATGGAAGGCGGGGTGATGATTATCCCTCAGGGTTTGCCGCGGTTCGTGCTCGACTTTGTACGGGCGCGCACGCGATACACCTTTGCGGGGTAGGCGATCATGCTAGTAGGGTACAAGGACTTTGCGGATGGCATCGCGGCGCTGAGCATCACAGGCGTGACGCGGAATTATGGCACCGAGCCGCCGGCGTCGCTGAAAACGGCGGACCTGCCGGCATCGTTTGTCATTTCGCCGCGAGGCCAGAACGACCCGTTCGCCTTCACGGGTGGGGCAACCACTGCCATGCTCACGGTGCAACTCGTCGTTTGCATCGAGCCGGTGGGGCAGAATCTAGCTTCGCAGAACGCGGCCGACACGCTCACGCTGATCGACGCGACAGTCACAGCACTGGCCGGCACCAACGTGGGGATCAGCAAGAGCGAGTTCGAGATACGGCAGGTGATCTATGACGTAGGGGGCGAATCGTATTGGGCGCTGATTGCAAATGTAAGTGCGCGCGGATAGTACAGGAGTGACACGAAAATGGCACAGACAACAGGGCACATGACCGGCAAAGACCTGACGATTCAGGTCAGTACGGACGATTCGACGTGGACAGACATCGGTGGCAGTAGCAGCTCGGTTTCCCCAGACGGCGGAGCGCGGGGCACGGGATCAGCACACACCTTTGCCACGGCGTTGCCGCTGATCGGGATCGGACCCAAGGAGCCTGTGACGCTGACGCTACGGATGGTCTACACCGAGACGGATAGCGAGGCTGTGGATCTGGTCGACGGCTACTTTGACAATGGGACGCTGATCTACCTTCGCTACCGACCGACCGGCGACGTGGGGTCGGGCGGTTGGCAGTTCCACGGGCACGGCTACTTTACCAAGCCCATCGCGCCGGCAGTTGACGCGGACAGCAGCGACATCCTGAGTGTCGAGACCGAGTGGTTCGGTGTCGAGCTTGAGAAGGAAGCGCAGACCAGCTAGCAGGTAGGGGGAGGGGATAATGACGGACAAGCAGGCTATAGCGGTTGAGGCGCCCGAAGCCCTGGAGATGAATGTCAACCTGGACATGTTGACCTGGGGCGATCTGGCAGACCTGGAAAGCACGGCATCGGCAGCGGAGCAAATCGACCTGCTCCAGCCGGCAGTCGACGTGGACCTCCGGCAGTTGCCGGTGACCAAGATTCGCCAGGCCATCGCGGCTATCATCGCGGCCATCCAGGGGGAAATGAACGAAAAAAACGCGAGCTAGCTCTGGCCAAGTGCCTCTGGACAGAGAGCGCAGGGGCACCGCCAGAGCTGATCGAGTTGCGGCTGTGTCGGGATGTGTACCACTGCTTACCCGACGAGCTGCGGCGGCAGGACGTGCGAACCATCATGGCGCATATGCAATGTGCCAGGGCAGAGGTCAAGTACAGGCATGGCAGACAAGATAGTCCGGATCATCGTCACAGCGAGTGACCAGACGCAGGCCGCTTTTGCCAGCGTGCAGGGGCGGCTGACGACGCTGGGCCAGGGCATGATGACCTGGGGCACACGGCTAACGATTGGCGTGACGGCGCCGATCGTGGCTGCATTCACGGCTGTGACCAAGCAAGCCATCAGCGTCGAGTCTGCTTTTGCTGGCGTGACCAAGACCACCGATGGCCTGACGACCGACATGGGCGAGCTGAACGATGCCGGCAAGGCGCTCAAGGACGAGTTCCTTGCCCTGTCTGAGACCAAGCCCTTTGATGTTCAAGAGCTGATGCGCATTGGCGAGCTGGCCGGGCAGCTCGGCATACCGAAAGAGGCGCTGATCGACTTTACAGCGGTTGTGGCCGATCTGGGCGCAACGACGGACCTGAGCACCGAAGACGCCGCCATGGGCTTTGCGCGCATCATCAACATCATGGGGCTGGCGCAAACCGATGTAGACAAGATGGGCGCGTCCATCGTTGACCTCGGCAACAACTTTGCCACGACCGAGCCGGAAATCCTCAACTTTGCCTTGCGCATCGCTGGTGCGGCCAGTGTCGCCGGCATGACGACGGCCGACATCTTTGGTATCGCTACGGCCTTCTCCTCAGTTGGCCTCCAAGCCGAAGCGGGCGGCTCGTCAGTACAGCGAGTGATTCTGGAGATGAACGCAGCGGTTGCCGATGGTGGGGACAAGCTCAAGCTGTTTGCCTCAACCGCGGGCATGAGCGCCGAGGAGTTTGCTTCGGTCTGGCGGACTGACCCAGGCGCGGCATTCGCGGCGTTTGCTGAAGGACTGGGGCGCGAAGGCGTGGACGCCGCCGGCGTGCTGGACGACCTAGAGCTGTCCAACATTCGTGTTACGCGCGCCTTCTTGTCTATTGGGGAGGCGGGGGGTCTGCTGACGAGATCGCTCAACACCAGCAAGACTGCGTGGAAGGAAAACTCTGCTCTGACCAAAGAGGCAAACATCCGCTACACCACGGGTGAATCGCAACTGAAGCTGCTGCGAAATCAGCTCAACAATGTTACGCTCAAGTTCGGCACCCTGATTCGAAACACCCTACCCTCGTTTATCGAGATGATCGATCCGGTGCTCGACAAGATCAACGATCTGGCCGAGAACCACGGGACGCTTGCCCTCAAGATCGGGCTGGTCGCCGCGGCGGTGGGGCCAGCGCTGACACTGCTGGGCGGGATCATCACCGTAGTCGGGCCACTGGTCTCGCCCGTTGGCGCAGCCGCAGTTGCAATCGGCTTGCTCGCTGCCGCGTTCATCAAGAGCAACGGTGGGATCAAGGGTACAAGAAACAAGCTGGAAGAGTTTGCCGCCGAGGTCTCTACGCGAGTACAGCCCACCTTGAAGGACCTACAAGAGACCTGGGCATGGCTGTGGCCCCAATTGCAGGATACGTTTGGCCCGATTATCACGGACATCGGAGGCAAGCTGCAAGAAAAGGTCACCATGATGGCCAAGGTATTTGGGAAGAACATGGGATGGATCAAGGGCTGGGTCGATGAAAACATGCCTCTTATCAAAGAGACGATCACAACCATACTAACAGCGATAAAAAAGGCTTGGGACGTAGTGTGGCCGTATCTTTCAAAGGTAATTGATATAACATGGGGGGCTATGAGCGTCGTGGTTGACACCACAATACGCGCCATGGCTGGGTATATCAAGGTTATCATGTTGGCCATCAACGGGGATTGGGAGGCCGCGTGGACTGAACTCAAGGGTGTCGGGGAAACGATATGGAATGGGACAAAGAGGGCAATTGACAAAGTTCTGCGGGGTATTCTGGGGCTCTTTGGTACAAACTTGCATCAGATCAAGGAAACGTGGTCAACCAAGTTAGATGAAATGTGGACAAAGGTCTCGACATGGTGGACCGACACCAAAACCGGCCTACAGACGTGGTGGTCCGATACGATCACGGCATTCAACACTAACGCCCGGGCCATGGACACCGCCATCACCAAACCGTTCAAAGACGCCAAGACGTTCATTAGCGTAACATGGAGCCGTCTCCCTGGGTGGTGGACCGGCGCGCGGGGCTGGTGGACGGTAACCATCACAAAGCTGGGCGAGAAGAAGCAGGAAGTGATCGACGCCATCACCAAACCGTTCAAAGACGCCAAGACGTTCATTAGCGTAGCATGGAGCCGTCTCCCTGGGTGGTGGACCAGCGCGCGGGGCTGGTGGACGACGATGATCACCAGTCTGCAAGAGAAGAAGCAGCGCGTGATCGACGCTATCACGGCACCGTTCAAGGCGGCTAAAGACTTGGTTGTGGCCTACTGGGCGGATGTGCAGGCGGTCCTTGACTCGATCAAAGTGCCGCACATCCCGACGCCACACTTTTCACTGACAACCGAGAACCAGAGTATTGCCGGCATCAGTGTCCCGGTGCCAAAGCTCAACGTGAGTTGGTACGCCAAGGGCATCGACGCGATCTTTGACCAGCCGACGCTGATCGGCGTCGGCGAAGCGGGGCCGGAACGCGTGGTGGTGCAGCCATTGGGCAAGGGGGGCACGGCCAAGGGCGGGCAGGGGGGTGACCAGGTGACGAACAACTACAACCTGAACGTCACCTACCCAATTCTGGAGACGCAGGACAACATACGGGACACGCTGCGGATGCTACAGATGGTCACAGCATGACGGCGACACGACTCTCGTTTTCACTCAGCAACAGCGCGGGCGACACTGTGTCGCTCGCGGGTAGCACGATCTACGTCACGGCATACGACGGCCTGGGGCTGGTGAAGCCACAACGGTTCACGCGCACGGGGCCACAACAGCACGGGCAGACGCTCGGGGCAGCGCTATTGGGCGAGCGTGTGGTGACGCTGCACCTGGTCTATCAGAGCACGACCGAAGCGCTGCTAGAAGCGGCGCAGCAGGAACTACAGCAGTTACTCAACGAGCTGACAACGGCCGTGTATCTCGACGTAACCATGCCCAGCGGAATGACGTTTCGGCTGGACTGCTACCACAAAGACGGGCTCAAAGGCACACGGCGGGCGAGTGGGCCGTTCTACTGGGCCGAGGAAGTGCTGCAACTCGTGGCCGACGAGCCGACGTTCTACAACGGCACGCCGGTTGTAGAGCAGTTCGCTCTTGGTGGTGGGGGCACAGGGATGCCGATACCGCTGCTGATTCCGATGACGTTGGGAGCCTCGTCGGCCGACGTAACGCAGCCGGTGACATACGCGGGGACCTGGCGTTCAGAGCCACAAGTGCGGATCACGGGGCCGATCACTGATGCGGTTATCGAGAACCTGACCACCGACGAAAAGTTGGATTTCACCGGGACGACCATTGCCGATGGCGACTACTATGATATTGACTGTCGCTACGGATACAAAACAGTAACAGATAAAAACGGTGACTCACAGCTTGACGATCTGACAAACGATTCTGATCTGGCGACCTTTCATCTGGCACCACACGCAGAGGCGCCAGACGGCATCAATGACATACGAGTAGCGGGCGCGGGCATCAACAGTAACGCCAAGGTCAGCGTGACCTACTACACGCGCTATATCGGTATCTAGGAGGATAGGATGGCAGAGGATTCTCTGTTCTGGACAACCAGTGGCACCGGGGACGGGGCCTCGGGCGGATACACCATGGCAGAGTTCGTTGGGTTCCTGCGCCGGCTGTTCCTGAGCGACGAAACCGACGAGGGGGTGCTCAAGAACTATGCCAATGAGCTGGAAGTCACCAACCCCTCGGGCCGCAACCTACAGGTGGACACGGGCGGGGCCTTTGTTTATGGCTATTGGTACTGGAACACCTCGGCCGAGACCAAGGAACTGACGCATCCAACAGTAGGCACGACGGGTTGGCGAATGGTGTTGCGTGCCGACTGGTCGGCTCAGACGGTGCGGATCGTACTCAAGGAATCGAGCGACGGTACCGCGACGGCGCCTGCACTAACGCAAACGGCCAGTACGACATGGGAGATAAGCCTAGCCACAGGCACAATTGCCACAGATGACACGGTGGTCATCACTGACACGCGCGTGTATATACACCCCAACATCGAGATTGAGGGGGCAATGTTGGCCGCGGCCATTGTGGATGATAGCACGCTAGAGATCAATAGTGGCGTACTGCGTGTCAAAGATGCCGGGATCACGCTGGCCAAGATGGGCGCTGACTCGGTCAATGTCTCCAAGACCGTCGACCGCACGCGCAAGCTGTGGGTGCCATGTGTCAACATTTTCAACAGCACCGACAGTGCCTACGACCAGAACTACACCTATCGTCGTGGCTGGTGGCTCACGGACAACAAGAGCGTTACGGCCCACGGCACATTCTGCATACCCAGCGACTTTGTCTCGGGCATGACGGTGACACCGATTGGCGTTGTAGGGGGAACGGGCAACGCCTACACCTACTCTGAAGCAACCTATGGGGCGCTGGGCCAGGCGAACACGACACACACGGATACCAGCGCCTATGCAGCCACGGGCGTTGTGGGCACATTGTACTTTGACGACCTCCACGCCGCGCTTTCTCTGACCAGCGCGGCGGCAGGCGACTATGTCAACCTGACCTTTGTACGTGACGCAACAAACGCGGCCGATACAGTCGATACAGACATTTACTTCATGGGCTGGCTCGTATCCTACACGGCGGATAGCTGATGCCGAACGTATGGCAGGTGCGCGTGAAGGGGGGAGACGGCGCGCTAGCTGCGTTGCTCACGGGGGAGCGCGGCGGCTTTGCGGGGTTCTCATTCATGCGCAACGTGAACAGCGCCGGGGCCTTTGCGCTGTACATGATGCGACGCGCCGATGAGACGACAACGGAGTTCATCGACCGAACGGACCTCTTTGAGCTAGATGGGCAGATCGAGTTCCGCCGTCGCTGGCCGGAGCAAGGCGTCAACTGGCAAATGGAGTTTGAGGGGCTGGTGCGCTCGCGAGAATGGTACGTCAACGAGAACAACGTGCTGATGTTTGCCGCGTCGGGGCGTGGGTATCTGGACCTGCTACACCGGCGGCATATTGACGCCGCTTCGGGCAGCCCCGAGGCCGCCAAGACTGGACCTGCCGAGACAATCGCCAAGGCATACGTGACAGAGCAAGCGGGGAGTGGGGCGGCGGCAGCGCGGCAGATCACGGGGCTATCGGTGCAGGCCGACGGCGCAGCAGGAAGCACGGTACATATCACGGCGCCATACAAGAACTTGCTGGGGACATTACGGGAGATCGCGCGGCTAGGCGACGGCGACTTTGACGTTGTGGGCACCGGCGCGGCGACATATGAGTTTCGCTGGTACGACGGACAGCGCGGCACGGACCGCAGCAGCACCGTAGAGTTCTCATATGAGCGGGGGAATATGGGCGCACCGCGTCTGACGCGCGCGCGACACGACGAAATCAACGCCGTGTTGGTGGCTGGTCAGGGGCATGCCTCGGACCGCGAGACCGTATGGCGTACAACGGACACGTTGATCGACGATAGCACATGGAACCGTATTGAGGGATTCAAAGACCAACGCGATGAACCGAACACCGATGGTCTAAACGATGCTGGTGACGTAGTGCTTGATGAACACAAACCGCGCGCGGTGCTGAGCTTCGAGCCGCTACAGACGCCGGGGATGCTCCTGGGCAAACACTACTTCTTTGGGGACAAGGTAGCGGTGCAATTCTTAGAATACAGCGCGACACAGAAAGTCAAAGGCTATACCTGGACCGTCAATGAGAGCACCGGACCGGGGGGGCAGGTGACCGTGGAGCTGGCCGATGTCTGACGTGCTTGTGGACAACCTGATCAGCACCGTCAACCGCTTGGAGCAGCGCGTTGCGCACCTGGAAGCGGCCGACCCGCCCACCCGCTGGGTGTTTGACCCGTTCGACTATGGCGCGGTGGCTGACGGTAGCTCGCATCCATTGAGCGACTACTATAGTACACTGGCCGAAGCACAGGAGGTATACACACACGCGCTTGCGCTGACGGATGAAATTGACTGGTGCGCGCTCCAGGCGGCGATCAACGCGGCAGAGGACGCGAATGGTGGCACGGTGCTGGTCAATGGTCGGTTTATCATCAACCGGCCCTTGCTATTGCCGCCAGAGCACGTTCACATGATGGGAGACAGCGGCGGCCAGGCGGACTATGTCACGTGTTACGCCTCGATTCGCAAAACTAGCCACACAACCGGAACACATACGCGCACCGTTACCTATACCATTGATTACCAAGTTGACTCGATCATCAGCATTGATGTCAACGCCACACAGAAACTCGCTAGCAACATCATCTTGCGCGGGTTTTCGATCTGGGGACCAAGCCGTACGGATCGTTGCCGCTACGGTATTTATGCACCGTTGATCAAGTACAGCGAGTTCACCGACGTGCGTATCGTCTGGACTGATCTCGCCGTGTTCACGTACTACACCTGGCTGCTAGCCCTACGCCGGTTGCGCATCCAGTACTGCGATGTAGGCATCTGGGTCAACTGGTGGTACAGCGTCAGCACTTCGGTCCTTTGTGACTGTTGCTATGTCAATCACTTTGAGCTGAACGGGTACTGGTTCCAAAAGAGCTACTACAGCTCATGCGTGGGCTGCGCCTGCGATGGCGAGGAGGAACGCGGCTCGCACACCGGTAGCAACGGAGCGTCAACGCTGACCGACAGCGCCAACACGTTCACCGATCCAGCCGGGAACAGCGTGCCACTTGTGGGCAAGGCGGTGGTGAACCTCACCGACGGCAGTTGGGGGCTGGTGACGGCCTACACCGACCACACGCTCAGTGCAACGCTGGCCTATGGCACAGACAACGACTGGGACACGGGCGACGAGTATCGCGTTGTCGCCACACGAACGGGAACACATACAGGAGGTGATGCAGAGGCCGCGCTGACCGACGAAGATGCCGCATTCCATGACGGCTTGATCGGTCTGTATGTATACAACACAACCGACGGTAGCTATGGGCAGATCACCGCCACAACCGAGACGACACTGACAGCAATACTAGCGGGCGGCACAGATAATGCCTGGGACAACGGCGACGAGTATGTCGTCGTCATGCTCGCAGCGGGCTACCTGGCCGAAAAGAGCGAGCTGACCGTCACGGGCGGGAGCGCCGAAGGGCTGTGGACCAAGCTCGCGGCGCGCGACGGTGTCGGCGCCTGGTCGGGGGGCGCGCTACTGGTCTACAGTTCGGCCGGAGACGCCGAGTACAACGCCGACGTAACCGGCAACTCGAAACTACTAGCACTCACGCCAGATTCTAGTGCTAGCGGCACCGATGACGACCTGATGATTGCGCGCTGGCAGGACGCCAGTGGCTGTGTGGACATTGGCGGGGTGGCCGGCAAGTATCACACGTTTAGCGGACACCAACGGCTAGGGGCAAGCGGCCTGTTATACACATTCCAGGGCCAGCCCTCGTGGGCGGAGAATATCGCCGACAACACGTTCGAGGATGTGTTGACGTTCACCTGTTCTGGCGGATCGTATTCCTCTGATCGTGGCATTTGCTCGGGGGTCTTACTGCTCAACGTCAACGGCAAGACCAGCGGGGGCAACGAGGAGTTTGTGTCGCAGCGGTGGTTCGTGAGCATCTACAAGCTCTCGACCGACAACCTGCAAAGCGACATTCAGCAGATTGGTAGCGATAACGCCTACAACAACGTGGGCTATACCATGACCGTGCAGGAAAAAGCGGGGACCAGTGCCACGTTGCTGACCATCGAGGCCAAGATTCAGTACGCCAGCAATTTCCCGTCGCCGAGCGACATAGACATGTCGTGGTCCTGGGAGTTCACCAGCCAGGCAACGACGGCGACGACATTCATCACGCCGGAGAACGCGCAATGATCCGCCGCTGCATACTCACGCTCATCATAAGCCTGATTCTACTCTGCCCCGTGTCGGCGCAGGCGTTGGTCCACGTTTCAGTACGCAGCGATGTGGCCGTGACCATCCGTAACCCATCGGGGCGCGAGTGGACGGTGGCGCCGAACCCGGCGGGGTACGCGGTGCTGTCGGTGATCTATTCGCCGGGCGAGTGGCGGCTGTCGGCGGGCTGCCAGCGCATCGAGGGGCCAGGGCGCTGGGATGGCTGCGGGCTGTGGGTGACGTTGCCGACCTCGGGCGGGGTGTCGAGCTGGGTGGTGGTAGCGCCGACGCCGACCGCAGGACCAGCGGCGACAGGGACACCAATAGTGACACCATCGGCAACGGCAACACCACACGACGCGCTGGAGGGAATCCGGCTGCCGCCGGCGCCACCGGGCCATGTCTGGGTGCTGGTGGTGATCGAGCGGGGGGATGGGAGCCGGATGGTGGCGAGCAAGGCGCTGGTGGCGGTGGAGGATCTGAGGGGGTTTGTGGACTGAGCAAGGTGCTGAAGCTTCTCGTTGAGCGCGACGACGATGGCCGCTACGTGGTGAGTCTCCCCGACGGGCTGATGCACGCGGTGGGGGACACGGTGCCGGATGCGCTACGCGACATGGCGGCAACGATGGAAAGCTATGCCAAGATTGTGGATGACGAGGAGCTAGGGCAGTTGCGGGAGTTGGGGGTGATCAAGTGAGCTTTGCCAAGTTTGGACCGCACATCCTGTACAGCTATCGCGGCAGCCTGGGCACGCCCAGGGCGCTCAAGGTCGTCGAGCCGTCGGTGGCCTACGTGCGGCAACTGAGGGCCGAGACACACCCGGACACGTTGATCATCGTGCGCTGGGACGACCCGCTGCGGCTCGATGACCCCGAGGCTGGCGCGCGCGCCTGGTTTGACCAACGATTGCCGCACATGCGCGCCATGACCGACTATGGCCGCGATGACCGAATCGTCTTTGAGCTGGGCAATGAGCCACACCGCAACCTGATTGCGCCGCTAACGCGGTACACGATGGTGCTGCAAGTGCTGATGCACGACCGGGGCCTGCACGCGGGCATCGGGTCATTCTCCGTAGGCCAGCCGGAGCTTGTCGACTGGCGTGTGTTCATGCCAGCAATCCAGGCCATGGCGCCGGGTGACTGGCTCTGTGACCACGACTATGCCAAGGATGAAGCCGACCTGGACAACATCTGGCATGTTGGTCGGTTCGCGCTAGCCCCCGAGCTGGCCGGCGTGCCCATTCTGATCACCGAGTTCGGCAGTGACGTGACCGAGCTGGGCGGCACCATGGGCTACCCCGGCTGGTCAGATGACCGCAAGATGGCGTTCTTTGAGAAAGCCGGGGCGATCTACGATCAGTACGACCAGGTGTATGCCGTGCTGTGCTACACCGTCGGCCAATACTGGGACACCAAGTGGCGGCCATTCAGTTTGGACAGCATGTGGCCGCGCATGATCGCCGCGCAGGGCACGCCTGGCTGGTCGCCGCCAGTAGCGGAGCCGGAGCCGGTCGTGTGGCCAGTCGAGGGGCGCATCTCGCAGGGATTCGGCGAACGGCCAGAGGTTTATGGCGCAGGCGGGCATCGTGGCGTAGACATTGCGCCACCGCGGGGCGTCGAGCACCGCGACTGGTACGGGACGCCGGTGCGGGCCACGGTGGCGGGCGACGCCTGGGCGTTGGGCAACGAGACCGAGGGGTACGGGCGGTACGTCTACACCTTTGGCGAGCGCGAGGACGAGCTGGTGGCACATCTCTGCCAGACGGCATGGTTCGGCAAGAGACGCGTCGAGGTCGGCGACGTGTTGGGCTGGGTGGGACATTCTGGCAACTGCGAGCCGGTGGGGGTACTGGGCACGCACGTTCACTGGGGCATTCGACCATCTAGCCCGTATCGGTGGGGCAATGGCCACGGAGGCTATGTTGATCCGCTGGAGGGCAGGACGTGAGCTGGGAGATACGCTGCGGCGATTATCTGAAACTGATAGCCGCGATGCCAGACAACAGCGTGACGGGGTTGGGGTGAGAGTTTATCGATATGGAAAAGAGTGCGTATTGGTGTGCCGTAGCCGAGAAGCGTATCCGTGAGGCTGCGATGCAACCGGCACTGGAGTTGGCATCATGACCTTCCGCGCCATCTACTCTGCCGAGGATGGCGAGTGGGTCGGGCTGTGCGCGCAGTACCCGAGTCTCAGTTGGCTTGCGCCGACACAGGCTGATGCACTTGACGGAATCCGCCGGCTAGTAGCGGCCATCGAGCAACGGCTGGGGCTGGATCAGACCAGCATGCCACCACCGGAAGCAGAGGAGCAGACGGTGAGCGATCCGCACGTCAAGCTGAGCCACGGTTGGACACGGCCACAAGACTAGCGAGCTATCTGACCGCGCGCGCATAGGGCTGCCAGGACCAACACGCGCACGGCCGCGCATTGAGATGATACGCGAAGCAGCGAAGATATGTCAACCTTCTGGCTGGAATCAGGGGTAGTACATGACTGCACCGGGCACCGAAAACGGTCGCGTGACGCTGGCCATTCTGGGCATCAAGTTGGACACGGTGATCGAGAAACTGGAGAACATTGAGGAACGCCAGAGTGATGACCATGATCGACTGGGCAAGGTCGAGTCGCTAGCTGACAGCAACCAACACGAGACGAAGCGCAACGCCAGATATATCGAGAAAATTGATGCGCGTAGCAAGGCATGGAACGGCCTGAACTCGCTCGGGGCGGTCGTGGCTGGGGTGCTTGCGGGAATCTGGGGCAACACGTCATGAGACAACCCTGGACGCCAGCCGAGGAGGCCCTGCTGCTCGACAAAGTCCAAGGGGGATGGCAACCATTCGACATTTACAACCTGTTCAAGGAGCGGGGCATACGGCGCACACAGAAGAGCATCGTGCGCAAGCTCCAGAACATGCGGCGCAAAGACTGCGCCACCTGGTCGGCGCAGGTGCCGGCGTCACCAATGCGCAAGTACAACAAGCCGCTGGTCGTCGAGGGCGACGCGCTGGTGCTGGCCGACATTCACGCGCCGTTCCATGACGCGGCATGGATCAATCGCGTATCGGCGTTGGCGCTGCGCATGGGCATCGAGCGGTGCATCATCGCCGGCGACCTGGCGGACTTTTCCGCCTTCAGCGTCTTTGGCCGCGAGGTAGACGCCGACGTGGAGCTGGACGTGCTGAGCCGGGTGATGGACACGCTCAGTGCCAACTTTGAGGTGTGGTACTTTGCCGGCAACCATGACGTGCGTCCGGTGCGGCGACTGCGAGACGCGGGTCTCAATGTAAAGTGGATCATGCAGATGTTTGTGCCGAGCCAGCGGTGCCACATCAGCGACTACTTTTGGTGTGACCTGGTGAGCGGCGGGCGCAAGTTTCGGATCGAGCACCCAAAGAACACCAGCATCAACGCGGGTGTGGTGCCGGCCAAGCTGGCAGCCAAGTACCGTTGTTCGGTCATCGGCGCACACGGGCATGTGTGGGGCATGAGCCGCGACGTATCGGGCAGAGATTGGGCCATTGACAGCGGGGTGTGCTGCGATCCCGACCGGGTGGCATATGTCTCGCAGCGGCACAACACGCGGCCGGCATTGTATCGCGGCGCAGTGATCGTGACAGACGGCATCCCGCTGTTATTGGGGCCGGACAACATCAGGTTCTATGAGCGATAAGGAGCGATAGAGATGGCAGACTCGGTACTGAGACTATATAGCTATGAGGTAGGTGCGGTTGACATCAAGATTGTGGACAACAGCGACGGCACGTATTCATTGTCATCGGCCTTTGCGGCTGACCCGACGGTGGTGTTGGGAGCGGGAACGGCAGAGATCGGCAAGGTTGATGCCGGCCGCACGCATACCATCAGCCAGCAACCAACCATCACTGCCGGGGCGTACAGCGCGGGCGATGCGGTGGGCGGCAAGCTGACTTTTGCTAACGCCGCGCGGACGTCGGGTGGGGGCGGCATCATCACCAACCTGCGGATCATTGACGACGCCGGACAGGACGCCGAGTTGGAACTGTGGCTGTTTGACCAGGATTTTACCGCCATGAGTGACAACGCGGCCTGGGCGCCGAGCGAGGCTGACCTGGAGAACTGGGTCATGACCATCAGTACGACTGGGGACACCTGGCGGAGCGCAGGGACGCCATCGACTATCGACATTGATTTCGTCAAGGGCTACGTTTGCAACGGCACCGCGCTGTATGGCCAGCTTGTGACGCGGGGGACGCCGACGTTTGCCGCAACGGACGATCTCACGGCTAAGCTGACCATGATTCGCGACTAGGAGGGAGCATGATAGGAGCAGGGCGCGTCGCGGTGCTGGGGCAGCGGGGCAGGACATTCCATACGACGTTCCAGAGCATGGGCGGTCTCACCAACCTCCTGGGCACGATGGCGGTGTCCGGGGGGTATGCGCAGGGGAGCGCGCTACGAGGCTACGATTACGCATGGCTCGTCCAGCGACTTGGTAGCGAGACATACGCGTGGGCGTTGGCACCATGTGCGGACGGCTCGATGATTGCGGGAACGGCCCCAAATGGTCAAGTGTACCGCTCGACGGACAATGGCGCATCATGGTCATTCGTTCAACAGCTCGGTAGCGAGGAGTACGTGTTTGCGTTGGCGCCATGTGCGGACGGCTCGATGGTCGCGGGAACGCACCCAAATGGTCAAGTGTACCGCTCGACGGACAATGGCGCATCATGGTCGTTCGTCCAGCAACTTGGTAGTGCGACATACGTGAATGCATTGGCGCCATGTGCGGACGGCTCGATGATTGCGGGAACGTACCCAAATGGTCAAGTGTACCGCTCGACGGACAATGGCGCATCATGGTCATTCGTTCAACAGCTCGGTAGCGAGACGCAGGTGCTTGCATTGGCGCCATGTACGGACGGCTCGATGATCGCGGGAACGGCCCCAAATGGTCAAGTGTACCGCTCGACGGACAATGGCGCATCATGGTCGTTCGTTCAACAGCTCGGTAGCGAGGAGTACGTGCGTGCATTGGCGCCATGTACGGACGGCTCGATGGTCGCGGGAACGCGCCCGACTGGTCAAATCTACCGCTCGACGGACAATGGCGCATCATGGTCATTCGTTCAACAGCTCGGTAGCGAGGAGTACGTGAATGCGTTGGCGCCATGTGCGGACGGCTCGATGGTCGCGGGAACGTACCCAAATGGTCAAGTGTACCGCTCGACGGACAATGGCGCATCATGGTCGTTCGTCCAGCAACTTGGTAGCGAGACGCAGGTGCGTGCATTGGCGCCATGTGCGGACGGCTCGATGATTGCGGGAACGGCCCCAAATGGCCAGGTGTACCATTTGGGCACGGCTATCGCCTACCACGAGTTCGCCGCCAGCGCCACTATCGACTGGGGCGTGGTCATGCCGGCAGCCGGTACAACGCCGCGGCTGTTGCCGTTTCGCATCAGTGACGCAATCAACTTGTGGCAAGTGCGGATTCTACCAAACACGACACCCGACTGCTATCTGATCGAGCGCAACGCTGGTGTGGAAACCGTGCGGGCCAGCGCCGATGTAGACTGGTCTGTCGGTGCTACTGATGAGGTACGTGTGGTGGCAAGGGGCGCGACGATCACCGTCTATCACCGCAAGAGTGGCGCAGGATCGTGGACCGAAGCCTGCTCGTATGGCAGCGCGACGTTCCAGCAGACAGCGACTCGGCACGGCGTCGCAGCATACGATACAAGCGCCAACCTGTTTTCCTATCTGAGGATGGCAGCATGACGATCTATGTGATGGACGTGGAGACGCCGTGGCTGGATATTGACGTAACAGAGGTTGTTATGGACGAGGAAGGTCACGAGAGCGAGGTAACAACGCATGTTACGACTGGCCCGGGCGGGCGCAGCATGAGCAGTTGATTCCAGAGCCCAACCTGACCATGCGCCGCGTGTGGGTGGAGAATGAAGTGGCGGCGAAGATACAGGCAGACGAGGACCTGACGGTGTACGTTTGCGAGGAGGTAGAGCATGTCGGGCAAGAGCCAAGTGCCTGACAAGGGCCAGCAGCCTGTTGCCGCCAAGGTCGCGATCGAGCGTGGTGATGCCAAGGCTAGCGCAGGCAAGGTTGCCAAGGCGCGGAATGGAGTGGCGGACAAGACCGTGGCGGACAAGATAGACGCGCGCGACGTGACCAACGGTGCGCTGCGGGATGCGCGGATTGAGTACCTGAACGAGCTACCGAAACGCGGCGTTGCCGTGAGAGAGGAGTAAGATGGATTTCGAGTTGCTAGGTGCTGCGGCCATTGCTGCGTTCGTGATCATGCGCGTTGTCGATGCGCTGATCAAGCCGTTTTTTGAGCGATACGAGCTGGACAAATTTTGGTTGCAATACATTGCCGCCGGTATCGGGGCGCCGTTGGGTTGGTTCACGGGTATCAACGCCTTCCCGGTGTTCGCAACGGCGCCGATGGTCGGGCGCGTGATCACCTGCCTGGTGATTGGCCTGGGGCCGTCGTTCATCTACGATCTGACCGATACGAGTAGCTAACTACCGCCCCGCCTCGGCTCGTCCCACCGAAGCGGGGGTTTCTCTCCTCCCCCGGCGGTGCTGGTGGATGCTAACGCAGAAGTCAGCACCGACCGGGGATAGTTTGACCTACAGTTGCGTGTTTGTGTCGGTGATACTATCCGTATTCGTGACAATCCCGCTTGAAAACAAGAACGGCGGGGAGGGTCCCGCCGTCCGTGGCGCACTTTGACAAGTGAATAGCTCAGGTTTTCGGTGGCCGCCCGCGCTTGGGTGGCACAAACGCATCAACGTCCTCGGGACGGATGAGCCATTGCTTCCGCCGGCCCTCGCCGACGAACTCGGCAGGGAGCCGTCCCTGTCTGCACCAGAGCCGCACGGTGCGGGGTGAAACCCCCATCCGTGCGGCTACTTGGGTGACGGTGAGGTAGATCACTAGACGACCGGCCAGAGGTAGAGGTCTTCGACCTCACGCAGAGCTTCGGCCGTGCCAGGCAACTCTGCCTGGGCCGGGATCAGGTTCCGATCCTCACGCATTCCCGCTCTGCGCGCGCTGATAGTGTTGTGCAACCCTGCGCAAGTGCCGTCGCGCAGGTCGCTCGTACGGTGCCGTGACCAGCACGGCCCGTCCTCGTGCTCGACCGCTGCTATCGCTACCTCCTTGGTTGCATACGGACCAAAGAACACCGACCGGGAATGTTCGTAGTATGTGTCTACCTCGACGTACCACTTTGCTTTTGCCATCTCAGTCCTCCTTTGTTTTGGCCTCCTCGCTGGCTCCGAGGCTCGGAGCCAGCGAGCGGGCCAAAGCCCGCTAGGCCGTCTGATTCAGCATGCTCGCCTTGAGCCAGCACCGTTGCCATTGTTCATATGCCCGCCCCCGGCCCAGGGCCACGTTGTAGGCCGAGCGACGATCCACACCCATCTCATCTGCCGTTACGAACAGCGTCCCGTTGCCGTTCGCGCGAATCAGCTCCACCGCCTGTGTGTCTGTGAGTCCGGTCGCTCTGTCTCTCATCTCTGTGCCTCCCTCGTGTTCCCTATCTCTAGAGATATCATACCACACGTGGCAACATTTGTCAAGGAGTTGGGGAGACCAATTTCAAAACTCGTTGCGCCATGTTGCCAAAGTGGCCCAGTTGTGGCAATAGGAAGGGGGTGGTAAAACGCAAAGATTTACAGAGCGAACGCAATCCAATAGCGGGGAGTGTCTACTTTATCTGGTCCTGTCGAAGACGAGATAAAGGCGACACTAGAGCCAGCGGATTGTGAGCCGAACCGGGTCTTTGTAGAGATCGATGCGAGCAATGAGCGCCCCGTACAGCTCGCGGAGTTCGGGCGGGGGTAGGTCATCGAGAGAGCCGAGCATATCATGGAGATCGGCCAGGGTCTGCGCGGTCTTGCCAAAGTCCACGACAGACGCGGCCAGCTCGTCGCGGCGCCGGATGAGGTCAGCCAGGTCTGAGCCAAGTCGCTGCCGGTGTGCCATCAGCTCTGCCGCATCGATGCCGCCACGCTCAAAGAGCCGGTCCCAGCGCGCCCGACCGTTCTCTACCTCCGCAATCTGGCTGTTGAGCGCGACCAGCTCGGTGTGACCGTTGCCATTGTGGGCCTCCTCCTGTGCTTGTCGCCAAGCGCCGGGGTTGTCCAGGGCATCACGTACAGCGGCCAGCACGGCCTGCTCGATCTCGTCGACGCGCCATCGGCCGGCGTCACACAGCTCACGCGAGCGGCCATAGTGGTTGCAGCGCAGGTAGTCGCAGTGACCCGGCCCCCGATGGGCATAGGAGACACCGGCGCCGCACTGGCCGCACTTGACCAGGCCGGTGAGGGCATAGGGCGACGCGATGGGCACCGTCGCACGGTTCTCGTTGACAGATTGCACCTGCTGCCAGAGTGCGTCGTCGATGATTGCCTCGTGCTCGGCGTTTGGGTTGTAAGCCGTACCCCAACGCACGCCGCCACGGTATAGGTCGTTGTGAAGAATGCTGCGTACACTCGTGTAGGCCCAGCGCCCGCCGAGTGCCGTGGGCGCATGGCGCTCATTGAGCCCGGCGACGATACGATCATAGCCCCAGCCCTTGGCGCGCTGTTCGTAGACCCACCGTATCCACACGGCCTCGGTCTCATTGACCACGAGCAGACCATCTGGATCGCGGCGATAGCCATAGGCGGGGCGACCGGCGTTGTACTGGCCGGCCCGAATGCGCGCCTCCATGCCGGTGCGGTGGCGCTTGGAGCGGATGATATTCTCCTGCTCTGCGAGCCAGGACATGATGAGCGGACTTAGCGCCGTGCCGCGCCGGGCCAGCGACTCAGGCGGCAGCGGCTCCTCGCGGTGGTTGAGCGCATACACCTGGACGCCGTGTTGACGGCAGAGGGCCATCAGTTGCGATTGCAGCGAGACGGTGCGCCAGAGACGGTCATAGTCGCGGCAGCAGAGCAGGTCAACCTCCTCGCGCTCGATCAGGCCGACCATCGCCGCATAGTCGGGACAGTCGTTCATCAGTGCATGGAGCCATTCGTAGTTGCGCGAGTGGTGGATCACCACCTCGCGGACAATCATCCAGCCGTGATCGTTGCAGGCGGCGCGGTTGTCGGCGAGCTGTTGGGGCAAGCTGGCTTTGTCGTCCGTCGCTTGGGCATCGGTGCTGACGGCGGCGACGGACAGAACGCGGTAGGTTGTTGGCTTTGGTATGGACATTGCTGCTACTCGGTGGTATAATGCGTCAGATAGAACATATGTTCTATTCTATCACCACTCTCGGGGGGCTGTCAATGCCGAAGCGTCTGGACGAGTCCGACCGCAAGCGTCTCTGCTGTCTCATTGCCATTATCGAGCGGTGCCTCCGGTTAATACGAGAGATTCTGGCTCCCCGGGCCTAGCGCAAGCCCTCGCAGGCGACCCCGTCATCATCGCTGTCCAGGCGGTGAATGTCATAGCCGACCACGTCCAGGCAGTGCTCATAGCAGACCTGCGCCTCGTACCACGAGTCAAAGTCAGAGCAGTTGTAGAGATTGCCGGCACAGGAGCAGGGCGCACATGAGCCCGGCGTGGCTGTCGGCTCAGGTGTGAAACACGCGATCCACAACCCACGCCCGGCGTTGCGGGCCTCTTGTTGCAGGGCCAGGAACGTGTCAGCATAGCGCACGTCCGGCGGGTAGGTGTAGACCATGGCATAGCCGTCGGCCACGAGCGCGGCGTTGACAAAGTACTCACCGATCCAAACGTAGCGCAGCAGCCGCCCGTAGCGGTCGGTTTCGCTCACGTCTCTCTCCAGCCGCACACGCTGGCCCAGGACCAGGGTCTCGTTCTGCGCCTTGGCCTCGGCATAGTAACAGGCGCCCCGCTCCGGCGTGTCGATGCCGATGTAGCGCACGCGGTAGGTGACACCATTGATTTGCACGTCGATGGTATCGCCGTCGATAACCCCAACCACCAGCGGCGGCGCCGGGGTGCTGGTCGGCCTGGGCGTTGGCGTGACGGTCGGCCTCGGGGTGTGCGTTGACGTTGCCGTGGCCGTGGGCTGGGCGGGGCGGCGGATCAGGGGCAGGTAAGCGCCGGGGGCCTGCATGGCCAGGCCGACGATACAGGCCAGGAGCAATGGGGCGAGTGGACGGCGTGCCCGGACTAGTCCAATGCGAACCATGTCATATGCCCATCGCGAGACATGTAGGCGATTCCGGCGGGATGTGTGCCCTCAGGGATCGAAAAGGTGATGTAACCCGTCATCTCGGCACCGGGAAAGTACTCGCCGTGAATCTCCTCAGTGTACTGGTACGCGCCGATCCCGCTATGAAGCCGATGGTTTGTCTCTGTACGCCAGTGAGCCCCGGTGAAGTCGCGCGGGTACTCCTCATTCCCCGACACGTACACGAGATGTATCTGGACCACCAGCGCCTCAAGATCAAAGCGCTCCAAGAGTTCCCGCATTCTGTCGCCCACCATCTCAAAGGCCTCATCACCCGATTTCTGGCCCACGATCTGCACAGTGAACTCGGCGTCGCCGTCCACCACGGTGCCCGCGGTGCCCAGGAGGTAGGGGTTCATGCGAGCGCCGGGCGCGGGGGTGGCGTCAGGGGCCGGCGGTAGCGTGGGTGGGGCCAACCACGTGCCCGCAACCCAACCCGTCTCTCCAGTCTCGTCGCGCAGCTGCCACCAGGTGTAGCCGCCCGTCTCCTGAGGACCATCGAGGACCTCGACGACAGCACCGCCGGGCAGCGTCTTGACTCTCTCTTGGTCGGTGCCCGGCGCGGTGAACATGTTCAGCCCCATGTCGGCGATCACGACCATGGTTGCGCCGAGGTAGAGCTGGGTGGGGGAAGGCTTGGTTAGCGGCACGGCCGCAGACGAACAGGGGACACACGTCGGGCAAGGAGTCTGAGGAACGGTGACGATACAGCTCGTACACAGCATCGCGCCCACGACCAGCAGGAGCAGACAACGCGGCATGGAGCCTCCATGTATTGACCGTTGCGCCGCTTCTCCCAGTGCGGCGCGGTGTAGTTGTCAACAATTGCTCTACTCTGGCAACTCCCCGCCTTCATACTTGCCCTGTAGAGACACAACCATGTCGCGCACGATGGCTTTGGCAAAGTCCGGCAGCGCACGGTACACGGCCAGTAACTGGTCCTCATCTTCGGTGAGGTCGGTGTCGAGGCCAAGCAACCAATCAACCGAACGCCCCAGAAGTCGCGACAGCTCCACAAGCTGAGTCGGCAGGAACCGCCCATGCGTCTCGTAGGGGTTGTATCCTTGCTTGCTCAACCCGAGGGCATCCGCCACCTCGGTCTGCATCAGCCCCAGCGACTCACGGGCCGACACAACCCGTTGTGCAACCAATCTCTCTATGTTTTCGGTGGGTTTCTTCATCACACGTATTGTACCATGAATCTTGACGCTTAGTCCGAAAAGTGCTTGACAAGGGTACGTTTCTGTGATACTATGGTTCCGACGTTACGGACAGCTCTTTTTTTGCCCACAGAGTCCCAAAATCACGGACAGGCGTACGAAAGGAGGGGACGATGCAGCAGGTCCGGGAAAGCCGGGAGGATGGGATGGGCGGGGATCGTAGGTTACTCGAAACGAGGGGAGGATCCATGGATTTCCGAGTGAGGCTCCGCACGATGCGTGCGGTGCAGGGAGTGAGTCAGCGGAGCCTGGAAAAGCTGACCGCCATTCCCAACACATACCTGTCCGACTTTGAGACAGGGAAGAGCTACCCCAACGCTGACTGGGACCAGCGTATCCGCGAGGCCCTGGGCTGGACCCCCGAGGTGGATGCAGCGCTCGACCAGTTGGCGGCGGCGCTGGGCGAGAAGGTAGCGGTATGACCCCCACACAGAACAAGGCCCGGGCTTGCACCCGAGCCTTGCCGAGGAAACAGGACAGCTCCCTGTGTCCTCCCTTTGCTGGACGCTCCGCGAACGCGGTTCGTGTCTCCAGCCGTGTGATAAGCATCCCCATTATAGCAGAGCACTTGCAGAAGTCAATGGGGGCGAGGACGGAGGGGAGCGGAGTTGAACCGCATGCGCAGGGCGCACAGCACGCTTATCACACGGCTCCTGGTACCGACCAGAGTTCCCCTCCGTTCACCATTGTATCACCTGGCACTGCCGGATGCAATGGTGTTACGGAGGGGGCTCGGGACGTCACAAAGAACAAGGCCCGGATGGTATGCACCCGAGCCTTGTCTGGGAACCCAAAGAGCGCCTCCTCCCATGAGCCCGCGTCACAACGGACTGCAACGGGCTTGGTGCCGCTCTTTGGCCCCGGTCGTCGATTCGCCCTGTTTGTTCAGGGTGAAGGCAACTCTCGCATCCCCATTATAGCACAGCCGGTGATGCTGTGCAACGTGCAGGTGCCCCGGGTGGGAGTCGAACCCACGGCCACAAGCTTCGCGAGAGTTGCGTTCTATCCACTGAACTACCGGGGCACCTGGACCCATTCTAGTCACGAGCGACGAGAGATACAAGGAGACATGATCATGTTGGGCACACCCGAGCTGGACGCCTACCAGGCGCTGGTTGACGAGTATGACGACGTACCCAAGGCCGACGAGCCGGCGCATATCGAGGACATGATGGAGAGCCGGCTCGCCGCCGAGGTGGAGGCAGAGCGGAACGTTCGTTTTTTCCGGATGTACCGCGAGGGTGGGGTGAGCGAGGCAGACGCGGCGCACATAACGGACTATGGCCTGTGCGCGCGCTGGCTCGCCCGAAGGCTAGGCCGCCCCCCGACGGACCGAGAGGTGATGCAGAGGATGGCAATGATATGAGTCACGTTGAGGTTCTGGCCCGCGGCGCGCCCAGCCACGAGGCTCTGGTCCGTGCGCTGCGGTTCTTGGCACAGCGGTTCACAAAGCTGGGGAGGGATCATGTGCAGACAGAGGAGGATCGAGGAGTTGACGCCGATCTCCGCGTATCTGCTCGGGACGCAGAAAGCGGTCGAGTGGTACACGGCGCAGGGACTCACGCAGAGCCAGGCCCGAGCGCGGCTGCTGCGGCTGGGTGAGTATGTGGACGAGCAGACGGTGATGGCCGCCAGGCGGCAGCGGGCCGCGGCGATGGTGGCGGCGTAGGGACAGAGGACAGGGGATATGGGAAGGACGGGGAAGTGAACATAGAGAAACAGATCATGGCCCTGAAGCGGCGGATGGACAGCAGGTTGAAGGCTCTCTCTGCCGCTGTGGCACAGATGCAGGCCAGCATAGTGGTACTAAACGACAAGGCGACCAAGCTCGAACAGCGCGCCCCACTGGTGCTCCAGCCCCGGCAATGGGCCAGCGACGAGGAGCACGCCGCGAGCGTGGCTGAGGAGCAGGAACGCATCAACGAGCTGAGCGATGACCGCACGAGCTGACTACGCCAACCGTGACGGCGTCCCTGGTGCCGGTGGCTGCCTGCTAATGGCTGTCGGCCTGGCCGTCGCTGCCATCATCGCCCTAGGCGCGGTGTCGGCGCCGTTGGACCAGATCGTGGTCGGCGAAACCGACCTGCAAATGGGCACGCACGCCACGGAGAAGCACGGGATGGACGCCGTCACGGTGCGAAATCAGTTCATCAGCAAGATGGATCAAGCCACGTTCCAGAGGCCGCCATGCCGCGATGGGCGGTGGCGGTTCATCGACCAAGTCGCGGACGGGACGTGGGCAATCACGGTCTGGGAGCAAGTGCCGGGACGAGCAAACACATTCAGGGAGGTGACGAGCTTCACAACGCGTGACCAGGCGTATGTACGCCAAGTCGCGGAGCAGTGCGGCAACGGGCAGTGGCTGGGCCACGCCTACGGAAACTAGGACATGGAGGCAAACATGCACACAGAGTCTCGCCGATGGGGGGCGTATGGCAGGAAGGAGGTCGTGCGCTGACGAACGTCAGCTTCGCCTTGTTGAGAGGCCGCTGTTTGCGCTAGGCATGATCCGAGTGCGGATCGCAAATGCGATGGCGTTGGCCACAGCAGGAGGGGAGGGGTGGGCTAAGGAGCTCGCTCAGGCGGAAATGCAACTGGTAGAGGCACAGGAGTTTATCGCCAACTGGTCACAGTACCAGTACAGGAGAAACCGGTGAGATACAAGAATGAGCTGCGGGAATGGCAGTGGCGGCAAAGCGATGGGCCGCATCTGGTCGAGGTAGTGATCTGCGCGGTCATCTGCGGCGGTCTGTTGATCGCTGGTCTGACCGTATTGGGCTGGGTGATGCCGTGAACGTCGTGTGGGCTTTGCTGGGTTTCTGGGCCGTCATCACGGCGCTGTTCGCCGCGATGGCCTGGGCTGATCGGAGGATGTATGGGCATACCAGAGGAGCAGCTTCGGGAGCCACGGAGCCTGGTGTTCGGCCTGTTGGGCGGGGCTCTGCTGTGGGCGCTCGCCCTGGGCCTGAGCGCGTTGGCCCGGCTGCTGACTATGTGAGGGACTAACGGGAGGATAGAGTGTCACAGATGACGCGGCGGGAGATGCTAACGACGACATCGAGGCAAACAGCACATCCGGCGGCGGCCAAGGTGGTCGCCGCGACAGAGAAGGGAGGAAGCAAGTGACGGACCTACCGGCAACACAAACGGGCATCTTGGAGAAAGTGGTCATCCAGGGCGACTTGTCACGCCTGAGTGAGCAAGAGCGGGTCACGTACTATGCGCGGGTCTGCGAGAGCATCGGCGTCAACCCGCTAACCCGGCCATTCGACTATATCAAGCTCAACGGACGGCTGGTGCTCTATGCTCGCCGCGACGCCGCAGATCAGTTGCGGAAGATCCACGATATCAGCCTGACGATCCCCAGCCGCGAGATGATCAACGATCTGTACATCGTCACAGCGCGCGGCACGACACCAGAAGGCCGCACCGACGAAAGCACCGGCGTGGTGAGCGTTGCGGGTCTCAAAGGCGACAGCCTGGCGAATGCGCTGATGAAAGCAGAGACCAAGGCCAAGCGCCGGGTCACGCTGTCCATTGTGGGCCTGGGGTGGCTCGACGAAACCGAGGTGGCGACCGTGCCCGGGGCCGTTGAACAGGAGCCAGACGCCAAGGACAACGGCGGGGAAGCAGAGACGCCCAGGTCTTTCTGGGACAAGCACCCCGAGAAGAAGCAGGGCATCTATGATCGCTGCGCCGAGGTCTACAGCCTGAACCACGACCAGGTAGACCAGATCGTGGGCGACTGGGCGCGGTTTGGCGGCATCACCGCCGTGGGCAACCACATCAAGGCCAACGTCGACAAGCTGGTCAAGAAAGAGGAGGCGGCCGCCAGTGGCCGCCCCTACTCGCCGGCGCAGCTCAAGGCGCATCTGGTCGCCATGGCGGAGCAGAACCACGGCGTGGCGCCACTGACCGACGGCGCCAAAGGTGCGATCGTGGGGGCGCTGGACGCGCTCTCGCCCGATCGCGACCCGGTTGTGCGCAAGGCCAAGCGATACAGCCTGTTCCGGTTTGTGAACGGCGTTGACAGCAGCAAGAAGCTCGACGACGCCTGGCTGCGGGCCTATGGCGACTGGGCGCAGAGCGAGCATGCCGCCGCAGAACTGGCCGCCGTGATCGAGGTAGCAGACGTGGCCGCGGGGCAGCAACGAATGCCAGCAATGGCGGCGGCATAGTGTACCAGAAGGTGATCATCATCGGGAGGCTTGGGGCGGACCCCGAGATGCGCTACACGCCCAGCGGACAGTCCGTGACGAACTTTAGCGTGGCCACCGACCGGCGCTGGACGGACGCTAACGGCCAGCAGCAGCAGCGGACGACGTGGTTTCGGGTCTCGGCATGGGGCAAGCTCGCGGAGACGTGCAACAAGTTTCTGGCCAAAGGACGGCTGGTTCTTGTGGAGGGAGAGATACAAGAGCCGCGAGTGTACCAAGGCCGTGACGGCAAGTGGCGCGCGAGCCTGAACATGAACGCGCGCGAGGTCAAGTTTCTCGGCAGCAAGAGAGATGATAGCGGGGCGATGGCAACTGAGAAACCGCCAGAGGATACGGAAGAAATCCCGTTCTGATGACATGCCATGCAGGGGCGCGGCGTGAAAGGAGAGGCATGACCGCCACACAGCTCGTGACCATCGAGGCATTCGGGAAGGGCAAGCGCCTCATTACGGATTGAGGAGATGGCATGGCCGACATCTTTCCTCACATCTGGCGGGGGAGGGGTGGCTTGGCGAAACAACAAGTAATGGGGAGGGGCTGAGTGGCAAGCAAGTATTGGATCAAGCTCTATCACGAAATCCTGCACGATCCGAAGATGGGCCGCCTGCCCGATCGGACTTGGCGTCGAGCGATCGAGATATTCCTGATAGCGGGCGAGCTGGGCGACGACGGCCACCTGCCCGATGTTGCCGATATGGCCTGGACGTTGCGTGTCCCAGAAGAGACGATTCTTGAGGACTTGCGCATTCTGGCGGAGGCCGAGATCGTCGAGGAGATCGAGACCGGCTGGCTCGTCACGCACTTTGCCGCGCGGCAAGCACCATCGCCAGGGGCAGAGCGCATCCAGCGTTACCGGGATCGGAAACGAAAGCAGCAGTATGACGGTAACAATGGTGTAACGGTTTCTGGCGATGGCTGTAACGAATCGTTACAGGATCGTTACGATGATGGTAACGATTCGTTGGTAGAACCAGAACCAGAACCAGATACAGATACAGAAGCAGATGCAGAAGCAGAACCAGAGCGTGCGGGCGCGGCCGACCCCGACGCCGCGTTCCTGTTCGGGCTAATCGATCGGGCAGGCATCATCATCAGCAGCACCATGCAGTCAGAGCGCTGGTTGGATTTACTGGAACTCACGCGGGATCATGACCTGCTTCGGGAAGCATTCGAGGCCGCCGCCGGGCAACCGGGGCAAAAGGGGGCGAACTACATACGTGCGATACTGGAGCGGTGTCTTGCGGAAGGCAGGCGGCCAGGAGAACGACCGAAGGGCAAGGGGCCGCCAAGGCGCGAGACGACACGGGATCACAACGAAAGTGTGCTAGAGCGCTATCTGAAAGGAGCCAATGGCAACACCGGAGGCGGTGGGGAAGGCGTTCGCGTTGTGGATGGCCAACTGGCCAACGCGGCAGGTGCCAGACGAGGCGCCAAGGCTATACGAGCTGGCCCTAGCTGACGTGCCAGACGTGGCGCTGATGCGCGCAGCGGTGCGGTGCCTCAACGAATGCACGTTCTGGCCGACGGTGGCGGAGGTGCGCAAGGCGGTTGGGGTTGTGGCCCCGTCGGCACTGATGCCACTAGTGACGCCAGCGCCCGAGGTAGACGAGGCCAGGCTAGCGGAACAGATACGGGAGATGTGGGCGATGCAGCCGGATGCGGGACCGGGCTGGTATCAGATATGTGCGGGGTACGCAGTTCTCGGGACACGAGCGGAAGCCCTGCAAGCGTGGAGGGCATGGTACATACCGGGGGCAGAGGAGCCGGAGGCATTGCGAGAAGGGGAGGCAAGATGAGACCAAGTAAGATCGGGTGGACCGACTACTCGGGGGGGATGCTCAATTTCGTGGTGGGCTGTACGCCGGTGTCTCGTGGCTGCGCCTATTGCTATGCGAGGACGATCTATGGGCGGCATGATAAGGATTCCCCGATCGTCCAGTGCCATGAGGACAAACTGGAGCGGTTGCTGGAGCGCGACTTTCCCATAGACAGCCGGAAGCACCCGGGGCATCCCCCTATGGCCTTCGTCTGCGATACGGGCGACCTCTTCCATGAGGACGTGCCAACCGAGTTCATCACACATGCCTTTGAGGTCATGGCTGCGCGGCAAGACGTGACCTGGCAGATACTCACCAAGCGCCCGCAGCGGGTTGCAGACGCGCTGTATGGCTCGAGCTACCTTGGCGGTGGCGACTATCTTCCGTCTGTCTGGCTCGGCGTATCCGTCGAGGACCAGGTCACAGCAGACAAGCGAATCCCGCTGTTGCTGGAGACGCCGGCGGCGGTGCGGTTCGTGTCAGTGGGGCCGATGCTGGAGCCGGTGGACCTGAGCAAGTGGCTGGGGCCGGTATGCGGCGAGACCTTTTGTGAGCAGTGCGGCGATTGTCTCGCCTGCTACGGGGAGGATCCCTGTGTCAATGGGGGGGAGCATGTATGCCCCCCGTTTCTTGACTGGGTGATCTGCGGTGGGGAGAGCGGCCCGATTCGACGCCCGTTTGACGTGGCCTGGGCGGTGGACCTGTACGGGCAATGCAAAGAGGCGGGCGTACCGTTCTTCGGGAAGCAGGATTCTGGGCTGTATCCGGGGAAGCCGTTGCTGATTGATGGTCGCGAGATCAAGGAGTGGCCGGAGGAGGTGGTGTGATGGACGAATGGCTGTTGCTGGCGGCATTGTTCGTGGTGGCCGTGCCTGTCGGCTACTTGCTGGGGCGGGGGTTGGGACTCCTCGTCAACTGGTTGGGCGGGAGAGGGCGGTGAGCACGACCTGGAAAGCGTGTGAGCGAGCCATCGCCCGCTTTCTCGGTGGACACCGGATCAGCAACCACGCGCTGGGTATGCAGACGCCGGATGTGGAGACTGACACCTACCACATCGAGGTCAAGCACCGCAAGGCACTGCCCAAATGGCTGATCGGGGCGCTGGACCAGTCAGTGGCCAACGCCAGCGACGGCAAGCTGCCGCTGGTTGTGCTGCATGAGGCGGGGCGACGACATGACGATGACCTGGCCGTGATACGACTGAGCGATTTACGGGAGTGGTTTGGATCATGAGCGGAGGACGGCCACCCGTACTGACCGAGAAGCAGCGCACTGAGGTATATCAGCGTTGGCGAGCGGGGGAGATACAGAGCGCATTGGCGCGAGTGTATGGTGTGAGTGAGAGGACGATATGGCAAGCATGTCGGGAGGGGAAGGGGGATGAGGGTATGGCCAGCACCAAAGGTATGAACAGCAAAGAGGTCAAGATGCGGTACGAATACCTGCGCGAGACGGTGAAGCTGCTCAACATGTACTCCGCTAGATTGCTAGAACCCCAGGGGCGGGTATCCCGATTGCAGCAGATCGAGGCGCTGTCCGAGAAGCTGGGCAGCCAGGCGCGGAGCTGGAGGCAGAGCGAGACGCGAGAGAATATGGGGAAGGCAGAATAGAGCATGATGGACAGAACAACATTGGATCGCATTCTAGCTGCGCATGCTAGATGGCGGGCTGGGGATAAGGACGGGGAGAGGGCCGACCTGAGCGGGGCTGGACGGGGAGAGGGCCGACCTGAGCGGGGCTAGCCTGGGCGGAGCCAACCTGACCGGGGCCGATTTGACTGAAGCCAACCTGAGTTGCGCCTATCTCTATGGAGCCAAGCTGAGCGGAGCCAACCTGAGCGGGGCTGATCTGACCGAAGCTACTCTGATCGGGGCGAACCTGAGCAGGGCTGACCTGAGTGAGGCGAATCTGAGCTGGGCTGACCTGAGCAGGGCCGACCTGCGCAGGGCCGACCTGAACGGGGCGAACCCGAGCAGGGCGAACCTGGGCGGGACGAATCTGAACGGGGCGAACCTGAGCGGAGCTCAAGGGCTACTCAATGCCCGCGACTGGCTGGCAGAGCACTTCGAACGCACAGACGAAGGGATTGTAGTCTACAAGGCGATTGGGGTGACGGAGTATCAGATACCCGACTACTGGCAGATCGAGCCCGGCGCATACCTGGTGGAAACTGTGAATCCGCTCCCAACGGTTGCGTGCGGATGCGGCGTGAACTTTGGGACGCGAGAATGGGTTGCGCAGAACTACGCCAATGCCACACTTTGGCGCTGCCTGATCGAATGGATGGACCTCGCCACGGTCGTGGTGCCATACAACACTGATGGGAAGGCCCGGTGCGGGCGCCTGAGGCTGTTGGAGATAGTGCGGGACGCGAGGAGATGTGGGGAGGGCAGAGAAGCAGTGCCTGGAGAGTGAGGGAGGGGAATGATGGTATGTGCGGGATTCTGCTGGAAAAGGTCGGTGACGTGCCGGATGCGATGCGATGCTCGATATGCAGGGAAGGCTACGGGGAGCTGTGACCTACATCCTCGATGACAACGCTATCGTTAGTTATGGTGGCGGGGTGAACAGTACTGGATTGGTGATTCACCTGGTCAATATGAGCTGGCGCGGGCGGATCATCATGGCAGATACCGGCGCCGAGTGGCCCGAAACGGAGGAGTTTGTCGCGCTGTTTGAGCGCGAATGGCTGGCTCCGCGGGGACTGTGCGTTGAGCACGTCGGAGCGGAATGGCGAGCGGGGGGTCGGAAGAAATGGGCTTTGCCGGAATACTGTGAGAAGCGCAATATTATTCCGTTGGCATCGCGGCGCTGGTGTACCATCGAATACAAGGTCTCTCCTATCGCTCGCTGGTGCGAGGCGCATGGCGTGACGACACAATACCTTGGCATATCAGCGGATGAGAGCCACCGGATGCCGGATGCTGTGAGACCTCTCTGTGATGACTGGCTGACACGGCGCGATTGTGTGCGGATCATCAAGGCTGAAAGGTTGCCGATACCTCCTAGATCAAAGTGCTGGCTATGTACGTTTCAGACGGAAGCGGAGTGGCGGCGATTGTGGCAAAGGCATCCCGATCTATATGCGCGAGCGGAGGCGCTAGAGGCGGGAGCGAAGCGGACGGGTACAGGACGGTATCGTGCCACGCTGGACCCTGGCGGCAAGGTGACGCTAGCAGACAGGCGAGCGAAGTTTGAGCGCGAGATGGTGCTGGAGGCGCCAGGATGAACAGCAAAGAGGTCAAGATGCGGTACGAATACCTCCGCGAGACGACGAAACTGCTCAACATGTACTCCGCTAGATTGCTAGAACCCCAGGGGCGGGTATCTCGATTGCAGTAGATCGAGGCAGACGAGAACACATTGAGCCACATTCTGGCTGCGCATGGCAGATGGCTGGCTGGAGAAGGGGATGGAGAGAAGGCCAACCTGGCCGGGGCTGATCTGTGCTGGGCCGACCTGTATGGGGCGAACCTGAGCAGGGCCGACCTGCGCGGGGCCAATCTGTATGGGGCGAACCTGCGCTGGGCCAACCTGGGGAGGGCGAACCTGGGCAGGGCCGACCTGCGCGGGGCCAATCTGTATGGGGCGAACCTGCGCTGGGCCAACCTGAGCTGGGCCAACCTGAGCGGGGCCGATTTGAGTAGGGCCGACCTGCGCGGGGCGAACCTGAGTGAGACCATCTTGAACGGGGCCAACCTGATCGGAACGAATCTGAGCGGAGCCCAAGGGCCAGTCAATACCCGTGACTGGCTGGCAGAGCACTTCGAGCGCGCAGACGAGGGGATTGTAGTCTATAAGGCGATTGGGATTACGGACTACCCGGTACCTGACTACTGGCAGATCGAGCCCGGCGCGTATCTGGTGGAAACTGTGAATCCACTCCCGACGGTTGCATGCGGATGCGGCGTGAACTTTGGGACGCGAGAATGGGTTGCGCAGAACTACCCCAATGCCACCATTTGGCGGTGTCTGATCGAGTGGATGGACCTCGCCACTGTCGTGGTGCCATACAATACCAACGGCAGGGCGCGGTGCGGGCGGCTGAAGCTGCTGAAGGCGCTAGAATGAACAGCAAGGAGGTCAAGATGCGGTACGAATACCTCCGCGAGACGACGAAACTGCTCAACATGTACTCCGCTAGATTGCTAGAACCCCAGGGGCGGGTATCTCGATTGCAGTAGATCGAGGCA